TCAGGCCCTTTTAGCCTCTGAATCGACCAACTCCACCTGTCCTGTAACAAACGGGCGAAAATCCCAGCCGAGCTTGATGGCGTCCCTGCCGACCTCTGCCGTGCCGAGGTGCGTGTAGACATCCACAAGCTGAACGCTCTTCCAGCCGCATATCTGGCGCAGGCGCAGGGTGTCCTTGGTCTGCTCATAGAACCAGGTGGCGAACGAGTGCCGTGTCATGTGCGGATTGAACTCGACCCCCGCCTCCTCGGCCGCCGCGCGCAGAAAGCGCAGCTGGTGGCCTGAGACCTCGACCTTCTCGGCATAGAACCTATTCAAGCTGCGGCGGATCAGCGGGCCGCCGTGCTTGACATTCGGGACAGCCTCGAGCGCCTTGAGCGTGCGCGCCACGAGGCGGACGGTGCGCTGTGTCCTGTTCTTCGTGTCACGGAAGGTGACGGTTCCATAGTCGAGGTTCACGTCCCGCTTGCCATCCAGCTTCATGGCCTCCCCGGCGCGGCAACCCGTGCCGAACAGAAGCTCCACGAGGGCGGTCTTCCAGACATCGGCGTACCGGCCATCAGCGACCGCCTGACAGATGGCCTCTGCCTCCTTGGGCGTGCAGTAGCGGACGGTCGATTTTGACTTGGCGGGCAGCTTGAAGCGTATCGGCTCGCCTGCATGGCTCAGGATCGCGTTTATGACGCCATGCCACTGTCGGCGCAGGGTAGGCGGGGCAACGCCCGGATAGGCCTTCCTGCCCTCGGAATCGACCTTTGCCTGCGTCAGGTCGTGAAGCTCCAGATCCCCGATGCCGTTAATGATCGGCTCCAGGTAGCGGTCTGATTTTCCTGCGTCGAGATAGCTGTTCACGAGATCACTGAAAATCGGCGGCGCGTCTCGGTTCTCGACGTTTCCGCGTTGGACCTTGTCTGCGAGTTGTCGGAGGATGGCTTCGGCTTCCTCGCGGTCACCCGTTCCAGTGCTTTTCGGCTGGAACTGCTTCGAGCGCCGGCGCCCGTTCCGCCAGACAACGTAAGTGCCGCGGACGTAGTAATTTGAAGATCGGTCGTCTTTTCGCTGCCAGAGATATAGCGGCATGACGTAAGCTCCCTCAGCGCCTTTACGCTACTCAGGGGCAGCTTGGGTGTCCGCCCGCAACGCACGAAGTTCAATTCATAAGCCTTAACCTTTTCATACACCCAGCGGGCAGGGTCCGAGCAATCGTCCGGGGTGATCCCCAGCTCTGCTGCGGCCTGCGCATAGGTGAAAAGGGGCTCGAGATGGGTCAGATGAACCCCCCGGCTACGCTGTAGATTGTCCAGTGGGGATGATACCATTCGCCATGGCTGTGCAGGGGCTCAAACACGCCATGCAGGTACTGTTCGAAGAGTTTGTTCGCCGGGACAGACGCAATCAACTCAAGCGGCTCTGGGCTGCCGCTGCGTAGGCTGGAGAGCCTCCCGTTCGGGTCTGTGGCGATGCCGATCTTGACGAGCCCGGATAACATCGCCTGAACGAAATAGACCCGTGTTGGGCTGTTCAGGCTTTCGAACTCCGCGAAAATCTCCCAACCCTCATCAAGGAACTCAGGCTCCACGGCGGTAAGGTGCGCCGGGATGTCGTCATCGGAAATTGTCTTGCCGTAAGGCGTCGCGGGGACAACCCAGCCTATGTGACCTGGAATATCGACATACGTGCTCGGCACCACGTAATCAGGGGACCAGCTGATCTTGCCGTAGTTGCAGGCTGGGAACGCGGGTGAGATGGCGTCCGTTGCGCCGCGCCGCTGATCTTCGGCGTAGTGATACTGAAGCATCTCATCGACTGCGGCCGACACCCGCAGCAGGCGCGAATTGCCTCTGTACTTCTTCCGCGTCTGATACCAGGCCCGTCCGCTCATCACCCCTCCTGACCGGGGTTGGGGGTTGATTTGGTCTGTTCGTTCATCACCGGATGAACCGCTTCACCGGGGTACGCACGCGGCTGGATGAGTGTTTCGACAGGAACCGTTGCGCTGGACACAACGCACTTTGGATAGACATCTGGCAGAGCTTCGACGGCGCTGCACTTGTCGCAAGTGTGCCAGCACTTCAGCGCCGCGCCGCTTGGAAACCCGTAGTCGATGTGCCCGCTGTACTTCCATTCACCACCGCACTCGGTGTGGAAAGCGCGCTGTTTCGTCGTGACACGAACGATGCGACCAATCTCTTCCTGAGTGACGGTTGCGCTAGCCATCATTCAATCTCCCGCGTTGCGTTGAGCGCCGAGATCGCATCATCCGTGATGAACCAAAGCCTTTCGCCGCTGTCGTCTTCGAACGACTGCATCTTGCCAGTGCGGGGATTGCGCAGATCAGACATCGACTGGTCGAGCGCAATCTTCACGGCCCATTCCAACCGCGCGATGCGACCCATGCGCTCTGCGTTGAGCGACGCAGCTGCAGCGATGGCTTCCGACCAGTTGCGCTTTTCTGCTTCCCAGCATTCAATGACCTCGGCGGCCTCGGCCATCAGCTTGCCCAGCACGCTGTCGGGCTGCTGCGAAGCGCGATAACGCAAGCGGCCCACCAGAGAACCAAGTGGATCGTCAGGCGATGATTGCTTGCGTACCTCAGTCATGATGTTTCACCGGTGATGAACGAATAGAGCCCCTAATCATCCTCACCTCATCCTCCCGTGCTAGCGTCTGGAGCGGCGTTCCACATGCGCTCCCACACAAGCTCTGGCTCGCGATAGCCGCTGTCGCCTGCTCGGATCATCTCGTCCGTCGCCTCCCTCGGCATCAAGGCAAACCCCTCTGCCTTTTTCTGTTCGAGGAAGGCGGTGATTGCGGCTTGGGCGAACTTCACATACAGGTCGCGCGGCCCGTTCTCCCATAGATCAACGGGCGAACGCTTCAGGCTCGGGTGCCTGTCGTTGCTGTCGGCAACGGCAATCGCCCTCGCAGCCATCTCCATAGCTTTGTCGCTCACTGCTTCACCCTCACAACTTCACCTGAAAACTTCTTCCGCAAAGACCGATCGAAGCCACGCCCCTCAATCTTCCTGTTGGATCGGATCTGGGGGCCTTTGGCGAACTTCACTTTCAGCTTCTCGCGGCGATAGGCGGCCGGCGTCATCGTCGCCTTCATCCGCATCAGGGTTGCGTGGCGTTCCTCGTCCTTGGAAACGCGCTTGATCTTGGCGGCGCGCGAAGTGTCCTCGGCTGCGGCCTTTGCATGATTGCAGCGCTGGTGGGCGCCCTTCACGGTGCGGAGCGTATGTTCACGGCAGACCGAGACGGCGGGATCATGCTCAACACTGATCGCTTCTGGCTCGGAGCCATGCAGCGCGGCGTCCATCGGCTGTTTGCAAATCCAACATAGCCAGCCCTGAGCGATGCAGACGCCGATGAAATCAACCGCATCCACGACAGCATCAAGCCCAGCAGAGCGGACGCGGCTCCGGTTGGAAACCTCGCGCCCCTGGATGCGGCGGATGTCGTACTTGCCTAGCCGACCCGGCTTGCCGTTCTTCAGCGGGACCTCGACGCCGACATAGTGCTTGAACGCGAAGCGCTCATCGCCATTGCGGGCAGGCTTGGCTTTGACGGAGGTTGGCAGGCTCACGCCGCATCCTCCCTGCTGTCGTGAAACACAACGCCATGACGCGCGCCGAACTCCTCGATCAGCGTCATCAGATCCCCGAACTCGGCTTTCGTCAGACGGGAGGACGAGCGGCCGAGATTGATGAAGCCGTTGCCATTGAGGTTCGGCACAAGCCGCATCTCCTGGTTGAGCGCGTCCATGAAGATCAGCTTCCAGTCGTCGGGGGTGAGGCGGACGCCATGCCACGGGACCTGACGGGCAACCTCCGTGAGCATGGCCCAAAGACGCGAATTCTGTTCGGTCGTCCGCTTGCTCTCCTTGAACTCGACAGCCGTCCCCGCTGGGGCCTTCATGCACCAGTCGGCGGCGCGCTTGCGCTCGCTCTGAAGGCCGAGGATGACGACTGCGCGGCTCATGCTGCCAGCCTCTCCAGCTTGCCCAGCTTGGCGATTGTTTCGGCCACCTCCCGCAGGAAGCTCTCGACCTCGGCTTCCAGTTCCGCGATCCGGGGTTCATTGCGGTGAACCCGCTTCACGAAAAGCTGGAGATGCGGAGGGAGGCGCGGATCGAAGCTGACGTAGTCACACCACTGGCGACCTGTGCAGGCCATCTGCCAGAGCATCTGGACCTCGTACTTGTCCGGTACCTGGCCCCGCAGGAGCGTGTCGATGTGGGTCGCCGTGATCGGGCATTTAATCTCGATCAGGCCGTTTTCGCCCACATAGCCGTCAGGGCTGGCGCCGGCCATCGGGATCATGGGATGGATCACGAACTCGGCGGCGACCACGTCCACGTCATGCATGAACTCGTAAGCCGCCTTGGCATCAGGCTCCTTCTCGGTTCCCCATTGCATTGCCGCGTTCTTGAACGTCTCGGTCGGATTGCCGGTCAGGCGTTCACACACCAGTTCAGCGGCATAGTTCGCCCGTGACGTCGAATAGCCCGTCTTGGTCTTGGCGATGATGTCAGCGATGCGGGAGGCGGTTGCCTTGCCCAGCCGCTGCTGATGCCATTCGGCGCTACCTTGTTCGATCATTGGGCCTTATCCTTCGCTTTGGTCGCAGCGCGAGCCTTCGCCTGCAGCGCGCCGATGGCGTGCTCTGCCTTCTTGGCTGACAACTGATCGAGAGCGGGCTCCTTGAGGAACTGCAGGAACTTGGCTTCGTCCGTAGTGGTGTCCTTCATAAGCTTGCGGATTTCCGCCAATTGCTCTTCCGAGGCGAACACGCTCTCGGGGGTGCCGGCCGCGTTGCCATCGTCGTCCGTGGTTTTCACGTCGAAGATCATCATCTTTAGATAGCGGCGCCCGTAGCTCATCGTTGAGCCGAAGGCGTGCGTCAGGGTCTTGTTCGCGGTGCCCTTGATGCCAGCGCTGTCGATTGGGATCGGCGCTTCGTACTGCTTCTCGTGTCCGCCCTCATGGGTGAGGGCGCAGGTGACGAGATAGTGGTTTTCCAGCGTCGTCGGAGCCGTTCCGAACGTCAGGCTGAAGCCATTCGCCGTAATAACTGGGTCCATCGCATCGCTGACGGATTCCAGGTTGGCGTAGTGCGACTTGGTCTGCTCGTTGTACTTGTTCTTGAGTACAGCAGGCATTGCCTCTTTCGCGCGCTTGAGTGCCGCGTTAAATTGCAGGTGCGCTTCGCGGGCAAGCATCCGTTCGCGCATCTCGAAAAGGCGTTCCATCTTCGAGACGTCTACCGAAGGATCTCGCGCCGCCTCGGCAATAAACGTCAGGAATGAGTTGGTATCCTCAACGCGGGCAACCTGACCCTTCGCTTCATGTTTCGTCACTGCGTTCGCAGACATGTCTTATCCTTCCTTCCCGGTGTCGGGGGTTTGATTGGGGGAGGCGATGAGGGCGCGGATATCTTCCGCAACGAGCTTGGTTGCCGTGCGCGCGTACCGCTGGATGTCGTAGATATCGAAGCGTGATTTTTCAGGCTGCTTGGGGTAGATGACGTTGGTCATGCTGCGTGCTCGGCGCTGGCGTTCGCCTCTTTCATGGCGAAATACTCGGACAGCTTGAGACGTCTCCCGCCCTCGGGCTCGGCGTAGGGACGCGCAACGCCGCCTTCCCAGACGTTCGGCACGCCTAGAACATCGACGCCGCCAAAAATCTCTAGCGTGCAGTTTCGCAGCGCAATTCCGCGTCCGCTGCTGTGCTCGCTGCCCGAGAAGATGAAGCTTGATCCGATGGCAAGATCACTAAGGCGCTCGGCCCCACACGATGTGAGAGCGTCAAGGCGCTTCTGCAACTCGCGGCCCAGTTTGGTTTTCCTATCTGGTATAAGATAGGAGCCGCCGTCGCTTGTCCTCTGACGGGAGACCTTCCAGCCTTCCAACACCTTGCCGTCTTTTGTCATGACGCCGCAGACGCGAGTGTTGGAAACCGTTCCAACCGCCCCGACTTCTTCTGCAAAAGCTTTGTTGGCGTCATATGCGGCGCTTCGCTCTGCCCGCCACTGATCGATAGCTTTGCGCAGCGCGCCGCCTTCAATCGCGAAGAAGGTATAGTCCTCGTAATAGTTGCCCATCACGCAGCCCCTTTCATCAGATCCGCATAGTGATCCGCCGCTTCCTGCCCTTGTTCGTCCTGCAGAAGGCGGACATAGTCGGAGTAGGCGTCGTCTGCTTCGTTGCAGATCACCGTCTTGCGGTTGGGGAACTGATCCAGCGCTGTGAGCATTGCGGTTGCTTCAACGAGGTTCGCCGCCTCTCGTCCTGCAACGCCCTGAGCGATGAGCTGGACGGCGCTCTCGAACGTGTCCCGACGATCCATGAGCGGGATCTTTGAGAGAGCTTCCCAGAGAGCTACAGCAAAGGCTGAGGACTGGTCGGAGAGGCGGTCTGCCTGAATGCTGGCGGCGTTCATGTGGATTGCTCCGAAGTGGCGGGGGCGGCATAGGAGGCGCGCAGAGCATCAAGGGCGGAGCGGGCTTTGTTCGCGGCCTGCAAATGGTGCTCGCGCTCCCCGCCTTGGAAGTCGTAAGCTGTGGCTCGGATGTGGGCCTCAGCTTCACTCAGGGCGCGGATGCATCCCAGCATGGCGTTAAGCGTGCTGGCCATCACACCGCCTCCCCGAACAGCAGGCGATCAATCCGCGCCTGGCTCATCGCTTCATAGGGCGCGGCGTCGGTGCGAGCCGTGTTGATCTCGAAGCTCTCAGGAGCCGGGTTCAGGTAGGCGTCCAGCTTCCTCAGCGTGGAGACCTTCACGGCGGCGATATCGTTCTCGCCAAACCTCTTGAGAGCGGCGGCGACTGCGGCGCGAACTTCGCGGCCAAGATCGGTTTGCGCTTCCATGGCGCTACTCCTTCTGTGCTTGTGAGAGGGCGGCGCGGGCTGCATCGACCGCTTTGCTAAACCGCGAGAAATCAGCTTTCGGCCAATCCAGCTCGACGGTTTCAAGCAACTCCTTCAGCGCTTCGTAGAGAGCAGGAGCGGCTGCTATGAGGCGGGCATTTGCTTCGGCCATGCCATCTGGCGCGTGACACGGAATGCCATTGACGGTGCGCGCAATGCGGTGACACTCCGCAACGTGCGTGAAGCCGTCAGCATCAACCCACGCCATGCCGAGCGTCCCGCGCTCCTGCATATCGCGATACACCCAAGGTGCCGGTGTAAACTTCTCGCCAGCCATCTTCTTCTCCTTCTTGGAATGGGTCAGGCTGCGAACGAGGCGACGTATGCCTCGTCCATGAAGCGCTCTGTGCGGGTGAGGGGTTGTGGCGGGTAGTGGCACAGATCGAAGCCGATCTCGTTGCCGCAGCCGACGCGTCCGAAGTGGTCACCCTTGCCCTCGCACTTCCAGCCGAAGCTGGTGCGGGTCATGCGCCCATGCGTGGAGCACATCAGGCAGTAGGGGTTCCAACCTGGCTCTTTGACCGCGTCGTGTCGCGTGAGGGCTTCCGTTCCCATCGTCTTCTCCATCTCCCGGGGTGTCCGGGGGTTTGTGGGGTTAGGGTTTCTTCGACCGCACGAAGTAGTCGGCCTGAACCGAACGAAGCTCCTCGTTCATGCGCCTGAGCTTTTCGGGGTCGATCATCTTGCGCTCAGCCACCGCCTTTGGCTCAGTCGCATCAGGCGCGCTCCCGAAGTTCTTCGGGTTGTTGGCGCAAGTGTCTTCGTGCTCGTCGGGTCCGAGCTTGCAGCAGAAGGACATCACCAATTTTCCAAGGTCTGGCGGTACTGATGGATGCGCTCGGGAAGATCGTTCGTGCCGCGTGCTTCGATTTCTGCGTCTTCTTCCAGCCAGCACGGCTCGCAGAGCATGAACTGCTGGTCGGGCGAGTAGACGCTGCTGACGCCATCGGCGCAGTTTGTGAGCAGTCTTCCGCAGCTGGCGCATACGTCATCCATCAAACAGCCTCCGCATTGGCGCGGAGGCGCTGTTCGCTGCGCAGCTTCTTGAGTGATGCCTCAAGAGCTTCACGCACCCACTTTTTGCCCGGGATGGCGTACTGGGCCTGAACCCGCGCCTGAGTAAGGCTGATCTGCTCGACCAGCTCCTTATCCGAAGCGCGCTTGCAGAACTCGGCAGTTGTCTCGCTCATCTCGTCTCTCCGTCATGAGGGCTGGCCTCTGATGGAGATGACAGTGCTACGAAAAGTCGTAGTCGTCAATCAGAAACTTCGAAAAATCGTAGTTTCGTGACGAGAAAACTCGTAGTCGCTTGTTCGGAAAAGCGTTTTAGCTTTCTAGAGATCGTCGCGCTTGGTTCGCTCAGCCTGCTGCTGCTTTAAGAGTTGATGACGGAGCACCAAGCCGATGGCGAAGAACATGGCGGACGTGAGGATGTTGCCGGTTTTGATTTGCCCGGAATAGTCACTGCTGAAGAGGATGAACGCGGCACCGAGGGTGAAGCATAGGATTTGGCCAATTCGCCTGTAAAGCCACTTCATTCCCATCCCCCAAGTCTGGTCCGCTAACGCAAGGCTCGTCCTATCCAGATGACCCGTCCAATCACCTGCAGCCGCTCCGACGACTTCACCGTCTGGATCGGGTACCTCGGATTGTCGGAGATGATCTGCACCGCCTTCGTGGCGTAGTCCTTCTCGCAACGCTTGACGATATTGGCTCCGTCGAGCTGCAGGACATAGAATCCGCCATGATCCACAGCCTTGATGCTGTGGTCCACCAGCACCCGGTCACCCCCGTAAATCGTGGGCTCCATGGAGTCGCCGGTGACCTCGATCAAGGAAAGGCGGCTCAGGGGCGCCCGCGTCAGCCGAGCCAACTCGTCCGCGCGGAATACCTGGTACGTGACCGGCTCGCCGTCCTCGACCAAAGCGCCGGCGCCTGCATGGGCCCGGATGTCATACACCGGGATAGGGAGGAACTTCTCTTCCCCGATGGTCATCTCGGTTGATGTCGGGTCACCGACCCGTTTGAGATAGGCCACGATCTTCGCCTTGGCTGTCCCGCGCATGTCCGCGCCGGGCTTGTTGAGCCATGAGCTTAGCGTGGACATGGGGATTTTGGTGGCTTTCACTACCTCGGCAATTCCCGCCGATCGAACCGCCGCCTTGAGATCATCTTCATCGAGCATGACGGCCACGCTACGGATTTTCGAAATACGACGCTGCTACGTAATTTCGAAGTAGCGCTTGACGGGTTCGAAAAATCGTAGTTTCGTAGTCGGCATGCAAACCGACGTGCTCTCCCGCTTCCGCGCAGGCCTCGCCAAAGGCGAGTTCACGCTCACCCAGATCAAGCAGGCGACGAACATTCCGCTCGCAACGCTTTCGGACATGAAGGACGAGAGCTGGAGGCCGCAGGTCTTCGACAGACTGGAGAAGCTGGAAGCCGCTCTCGATGAGATCGGGCGCAGCGGAACGGAGAAATCCGAAGAACAGGGCAGGGAGCCGACCGCCGCTTAGGCGCAAGGACAAGGGGCGCGCATGTCTGGGACGATTTATTTCATTCAAGAAATGCCGAACGGCCCGGTGAAGATCGGCTTTACGGCGGGCAGCGTGGTTGAGCGCTGGCATGGCATTCAAACTGGCAACCCGCGCGAAGTCGTCCTGATCGCTCAGATCCACGACGCAACGCAGATGGATGAAGTTCGCTGGCACAATCGTTTTCACGACGCCCGCTGCAGCGGAGAATGGTTTCACCCGATCTCCAGCCTGATGGCCGCAATTGAGGCTGAAGCCGAGCCTGCGGGCCACGTTGAGCGGACGCGTCGGATCAAGCGTCGGCCTCAGCCGTGGGCCACAGCGCTCGCGTACTGGATGAAATCCACGCGCACGTCTGCGATGACAGTTGGTAACTGGCTGGACCTGAGCACTGCCGCGACGCATCCGCTGCTGAAAGGACACCAGCGGCCGACCGCCAAGCAGGCAAAGATCATTGAAAAGAAAACGGACGGAGCGGTGAAAGCTTCGCTGCTTCTCGCGGTGGTCGGAGAGGCCGCATGATCCCCGCACTCAACGCTCCCGCCCACAAGTTTCTCAGGGACTACCCGTGCTTCGCGCATGCGGCAACGGCAAACACCCAGTCAGCGTTGACGCCTGCGTGTTTGCTCAATGCACGGGCAGGTAACCCCGACACTCCAATTCGTGCGCGCACACTCCGCACGAACGCCGCCACCGCTGGTTGTTCCTCCAACACGCCCAACCCCCATGGGCCAGCGGTGGCGGCCCCCTCCATCACGGGAGGTTCGGATGAATAGGCTCTGCTCGCAAACCAATCCCGCAGACGCGCCGACGAAGTTGCGCAAACAGGCTGAGGATGTCGCCCCGAAGCTGTCGCGGAAGAAGCCAGGCTGGTGGCAGAACAAGTTTCATTCAGAGCGCGATGTCGTGTTTGGCAATGGCGCAGTGAACAAAGCCGGCGAGTGGTTTTCGCCTAACCGTCACCCTTCGCACGATGTCGCCATCACGCGCGGCCAGCATCACATGATCGAGTTTGCCGATTGGTGCAAGGAATTCGGCATCACCTACCTCGGCCCGATTTTCTTCCCTGACGACTGAAACCAAACGAGCGGCCCGGTTCTGACCCGCGCCGCTCGCCTAGTGCCTGACATCAAACTCGAGATGAGACCTCGATCATGACTGCCAGTAGAAACCACTCTAACACATCCATCCCCCAAACCCACCAGCTGGGCTCAGTGAACGATCAAGGGGAATTCCCGCCGGGGAGGATGGTTCCGCAGAAACTGCGCGTGCTGGACCTTTTCAGCGGGATTGGCGGCTTTTCCCTCGGCCTGGAACGCACGGGCGGCTTCTCCACTGTGGCGTTCTGCGAGATCGACCCGTTCTGCCGGCGCGTGCTGGCCAAGCACTGGCCCGAAGTTCCCTGTTTTCCAGACGTTACAAAACTGAAGGGCGAAGATGTCGGACCAGTTGATGTTATCTGCGGAGGATTTCCCTGCCAGGATATTAGCTTCGCGGGAAAAGGCGCCGGACTTGAAGGTAGCCGTTCGGGTCTTGTCCAAGATCTCCTCCGCCTGGTTGGCGAACTGGGACCAGACTACGTCATCCTGGAAAACGTCGCAGCTCTGCTTCAACGGGGACTTGGCGACATTCTCGGAATGCTGGCCGCGCTCGGGTACGATGCGGAGTGGCATTGCATACCGGCTTCCTACGTTGGTGCCCGACAGCTTCGGGACCGAGTTTGGATTGTGGCCTACGCCCAACGCCTCAGCGTTCAAGGGCGGGCGAGCCTCTGGAAGACGTGGGAAGGCCAATCCCGAGCGGAACAACTGGCAGGACTGGTGCAGCCTTGTACTTGGCCAACGATATCCGGTGCCAGAGACCGCGGAACAGGTCATGGGGTTCCCAACGGGATACACCGCAATAGAGCCCTCGGAAACGCCGTAGTCCCCCAGATCCCCGAACTGATCGGTCGCGCCATCCTCGAAGCGAGGGCAGCATGACCGACGCTGAAAAGATCGCAGAGCTAAAAGCACTCTGCTGGCTTGCTTACCGCGAACTGAACGCTGTTCGAGCGCGCGATGGCGTCCCGCGCGACTGGCGAGGCGACAAGGTCGGCGTTTCGGAAGAGTGGTGGTCCATCCTTACGGACGCTCTCTCCGAGGCGGCAGGCACATCCAAGCCGTGGCCCGAAGACTTCATGGCGAAAACCATCGACACGCTCAACGCGAAGCTAGGTGCGGAGCTGGAGTCATGACCCTCCACCAAGCCCGCTCAATCCTCACCGCAGCAAAGCCCCCGGAGGAGTTCCGCCAGGACTTCGACCCCATCGACGGCTCCCCCACCACAACCCCCGACCTCACCCAGAAGCAAAGGGAAGACCTCGGACGGTTCAACAAGCAGTTCAAGAACGAGCCCCAGCTCCATGTCACCCCGACTGGACGCATCAGCCGGAAACCGAGGGGGAAGAGGTGATGGCCCACGAAGATTCAATCCCGATCGAGGCGCGGCTGGAACAGCTCATTCTGGGCGAAGGGTCCGATCTGTTTTGGGTTCCCAAGCCCAAGAACAACTTCGAGATGGATGCCACGCTGGAACTGGCCAAGGCGCTTCGCAGCTATGAGCGGGCCTTCGGCCTGGAGAACACAATCCAGCAGCTGGATCTGCTCCGGGCGACGGCACGCACGCTGTTCCGCAAGAACGCCGCGCAAACGAGGATGATCGAAGCTCGGCGGGAGATCAATGCCGAGGCTGCGGCCGCTCGCGCCGCCGGAAACGAGGTGCTGGCGCGGAGCATCGAAGACCGCCCTACGCCTGACTATCCCGAACGTGAATCTGACGAGCTGGAGCTTGGCTACTATGTCAAGTGATCCGAACCCGCAGATCGGGCTGAACGCCGAGGGCGCCGTTACGGCGGCCGCTATTCTCCATGCTGCCTTCTGGGATGGCTGCGATGCGCTGCCCGAGGCGGAGGATTTTGAACACCCCGACCTAGCTAACCTCTGGGCCGCCATTCTCGAAGCCAAGCGCCGCGGCCGCGTGAGCCGCCATGCCGTTGTCCTGCAACTGCGGGAAGCCGGGCTGGAAGAGCAGAAGTGCTTTGCCGCGCTGGCGCATGTCCGGCCGGAATACGCCTCGGCACGGGAAGCGATCGAGGGCGCCAAGTTTCTGGTTACCCGTCGCCTGCGCCGGCAGGGCGCGGCGCTGTGCTCGGAAGCCATGCAGGGCCTTGCAACCGTCGAGGACGTGCAAGGCCACCTGGAAGGGCTGGAGCGCGGCCTCAGCGATCTGGTGACCAACCATGCCGGCTCCGGAGGCTTCAAGGCCGCCTTTGCCTGCGACATTCGGAAAGACCTGTTTCGCGGCGGCGGCGCGACCCGCCGCATCCCGACAGGCTGGACCGATATCGACCAGAAAGTTCGGGGCTGGCCGCGGGGCAAGATGTCGATCATTGCCGCCCGGCCCTCAATGGGTAAATCCGCCTTTGCCGTCTGCGCGGCACGGCGCCTCGCGGAACAAGGGCTGGGTGTCGGTTTCATCTCCATGGAGATGGCCGAAGACGAGATATGGGCGCGTCTTGCCTCTGACCTCGCCTACGCCTCCGGCGCCGGCCCCGAATACGAAGCCGTCATGAACGGCAAGGCCAGCCCGATCCAGATCCGCCAGATGGAGGATGCAGCCGACCGGGCCCGCCTCCTGCCGCTCGCCGTCAATGATAAGTCGGCCCTCAAGGTTGCCGACATGCACCGCTGGGCCCGCCGCCTGGACCGCGAGTTCCGGCATGGCGGCCGCAAGCTGGACGCGCTCGTTGTCGACTACCTGCAACTTGCCCGCCCGGAAAAGGACCGCAAGGGCAACAAGGTGCAGGAAGTAACCGATATCTCGGCCGACCTGCTGGCGCTGGCGAAAGACCTGGATATCGCACTCATCGCCTTGTCGCAGCTGTCCCGAGCCCCTGAGCAGCGCGGCAACCCGCGGCCGCAGTTGTCCGACCTGCGGGATTCCGGCTCGCTTGAGCAGGACGCCGACATGGTCGGGATGCTGTTCCGGCCGGCCTACTACCTCGAGCGCAAGGCGAAAGAGGAAGAGCTCTCCCCCGAAGAAATCAAGGAGGCGGCCGCCAACAAGTTCCGCCTCGAAGTCGACTGGCAGAAGAACCGCAACGGCAAGACCGGCGTCACGCTGATGTTCTGCGACATCGGCCGGAACGCCGTTGGCGATCGGGCGCCAGAGTTCCGGAGCGTTGCTGCATGAGTTTGTCGGATCACGTCCTTTGGGGCGCGCAATGCGGCCATGACCGCACGGAGTTGCGCCGGAAGTTTCTTACGAACGGCAGTATGCAGCTCCGTTGGCAGTGCCTGTCCTGTGGTCAGGGTGTTGGCAGCGCGCATTCGCAGAAGAACCTAACGCGGCCGCTGGAGAGCTACGCCCTGTGGGATAAGCAGGCGGAAGACGCGCTCTGGTCCGCTTATGCCCGCGAGCGGGACGCCGAAGCCTCGAACTGGTGGGGCGATTACAACCTTTACCTGCGGTCGGAGCGCTGGGCCCGGAAGCGGGAGAAAGTCCTGCGCCGGGCGGGTGGAACCTGTGAGGCCTGCGGCGAGCGTCCGGCTCAGGAAGTCCACCATTTGACCTACAGGAATGTCGGCGCCGAACCCTTGTGGGATCTCCGCGCCGTTTGCCGTCCCTGCCATGACTTCATCCACGGCGAAGAGGGAAGCCAAGTTGAAGGACGCGCCGCATGAGCGTCCAAGGCATTCATTGGGCGCAGGATATGCGCGGGGTGTGTCCTTATCGCAAGGCGCTCCTGTTCGCATTGGGCGAGCGCCATCACAAGGGTCAGAATATCGTCGTGGCCGACCAGGTAATGCTGGCGGCCGACGCCGGGATGACGGACCGGACAGTCCGCAAATACCTCATCCTTTTGGAGAAGGACGGGCTCATTTCCAGGCGCGTCGTCGGCATCCCCGGAGGCGGTCGCCGAACACACTACCTATTGGCGTTTGACCGCCGAAAACCACAAGAAAATGGGCCTGACCGGAAAGATGTTCCGGTCAGCAAAGCGGAAAGAAATTCCGGATCGGTCCGGAAAGAAATTCCGGTCAGAAAAGCCAACCAGATCGGAACACGTGTTCCGGACCGATCCGGAAGCTGCGTTCCGTTTCCTAAAGACACGATAATTCACGAAGAACCCCTAACCCCTTCGGGGGACGAGAAGGCTTTCGAAGAAATCTGGACTGCCTTTTCGAAGCTTCATGCGGCCAACAAGAACCAGAGCCGGATGAAGGGCAAGGCGAAAACCCTCAAGCTGTTTCTTCGCAAGGCCAAGGATGCCGGCGCCGACAAGATCCGCGCGGCCGCGCTGGCGACCGTTGCGCGGGAGCGGGCCAACAAGGGCGGGCAGTACCTTCCGGGCTTGGTCCTGTGGCTTAACGGAGAGGCATGGGACACGGGCGAACCGCTTTCGAAGCCGACCACCCTGACGGAAGAGGAAAAACTCTACGCGCTGGAAACATTCGGGCGTTGGGACGCCGATTGGGGGCCGCGACCGCAGGTTCGTGAGCGGGAGTTGTTCTCATGAAGGCCGATATCGATCACGTCCTGATGTTCATCCAGCCCGGGATCTACGGCGAACAGCTGGCCTTCATCGTCCACCGCGAGCTCAAGATCAGCATCGCCAGCGCGATGGAGCAGCTTAAGGACCGCGGCCGTTTCTATGCACCCGAAGGCGCTTCGGTTCCGTTCGACAAGTCGCGCCTCCGCAACTTCCGCGGGAGGGTCGCATGAGCAAATACGGCGCACGGAAGACCACGATCGACGGCATCGAATTCGACAGCGCAGGCGAGGCCAACCGCTTTGCCCAGCTCAAGCTCCTGGAGCGGGCGAGGGTGATTCTCAGCCTGTCCCGTCAGCCCAGGTTCATCCTGTGCGTCAACGGGCAGGAGGTCTGCGAGTACCGGGCGGACTTCGCCTACTTCGAAAACGGCCGGCAGGTGATCGAGGATTTTAAGGGCGTCCTGACCCCGGAGTTTCGTCTCAAGCGGAAACTGTTCAAGGCGCTTTACCCGGCGCTGGAGCTTCGCGTCACCAACCGCAAGGGCGAGGTCATGAACATCCGAACCCGCCGCGCATCGAGGAAAGCAGCATGATAGACTGGAACGACGATCGTGTCGCCACGCTCCGCAAGCTCTGGGCCGAGGGCCTGACCTGCCAACAGATTGGCCGCGTCATCGGCTGCACACGTAACGCCGTCATTGGCAAGGCGCACAGGCTTGGCCTGCCGGAGCGTGCGCCGAACATGTCGCGCGCACATCTCGCCAGCCGACTGGCGGCCCGCAAGACAGGGATGGGCAGGGGCAACAAGCTGGGCCGCCGCTCGTCTCCGATAACTCCCTACAAGCCGGTGATCAGGCCGCAGACCAACGTCTCGGTAATCGCGCTCAATGTGGGCCTTCTGGATCTTGTCCCTGGCATGTGCCGCTGGCCGGTCAACGATGACCGCCCCCACATGTTCTGCGCCCAGCCGTGGGACGGCGAGAACGGACCCTACTGCCGCGCTCATCATGCGCTGGCGCATACGGCCCAGCAGCCGAAGAAGAAGATCAAGCGCAAGCACAAGCCGGATGATCGTGCGTTCGAACGGTGGGCGGCATGAAACAGTGCCGAACCGAGCGTGACCGTTGCCGGCGCTTCGCTGATGTTCAGACCGCGCTGAACCAGGGCCATGGCTTCAAGTGGCTGGCGACGGAATGGAAGATCACGACGCCGGGCGCCTATTCGTGGTGCGACGATCATCTGGACATCGATACGATGCGCCGCCTGTCCGACTGGGGCAGGACGGTGAAAGCCTCGCCCAATCCGTGCCTCGATAACGAGTTGCGCATGGGCCTTATTGCTCTGGCCCGCGCCCAGCGCTGGCCGATGCAGGATATCGCCCACGGCATGGGCATCTCACCGAGCGCGCTTCATGCGTGGTGCAAGTCGCACGCGCCGCGCGGCATCGATGCTGCGATCCAGGATTTCGAAGCAGACACCCCCAGTAGCGTTTCCGCCGCTGAAGCGGCTTGAGAATTTGAAGGAACAGGAACAATGACTGAACTTGAAAAAGCAGAACATGACGTTGAGTTTGCTAAGCGCGCCGCAAATGTGGCCGACTGGAAAGCTCTGGAAGCCAAAGCCACATATACCCACTGCGTTGCGGAATCATACGAAGCGCAAGCAGAGCTTCAGGCTGCTCGCATCCGCCTTGCCGATGCCGAAAAGCGGAGCTTTGAAAAAGCACAATACGACCTCGCCATCTCAGCCCTCACCCAGAAGGATGAAGGTCTACTCGCTGACCAGCAGGACGTGTCGCCCCAAGAGAGCGCGCCTGACGCGCCAGAGGAAGAGGATGACGACGCCGTCGACTTTGCGCCAATGTCGGATTTCTCGCGCGGAGCACAGGACGCAATCGATGGAGAGCCGGAGCAGGCTCATCAACCGCCAGAATACTACAATGGCTATGAAGCGACAACGCAAAGCCTCGAAGCCCCCACCCAACCCGCAGACAGTGACGGCCCGGGCGATGACGCCCTGTTCGAGGATGAAGCGGCAACCGAAGAAGATTGGGAGCCAAGCGAGCAAATCTGGACAGTCGGAGGCGGAAGCTACACGACGGATCGGCCACCGCAGCGCGACGCCAGCCCAGCCATAGAGGAGCCTGAAGAGATCATCTCCGATCTAATCGGCGATCCAGCGATTGAGCCTGAGAGCGGGCTGCATGGAGAGGCAGCGGTTGATGACGCAGAACGCGCCGCTGACATTCACAAGGCCGAAGCCCTGAAGCAGGACCTGGGACCGCCCTACAGCGAGGAGGGGCCTGCGAAGGTCTTCAGCGCAGGCATCAACCGCGAGATCGACGCGAAGGCGGAGCGCAAGCCGTTCAAGATTCTGGGCGTTGAGATCGGCGGTTCCAAGGCCAAGACGGATGAGGAGCTGGTCTGATGCACGATCCGATGACCCAAGCCTTCAACATCCGGCTTCCGTGGCAGGAGAAGTATGCCTCATTCATCACGATCTGGCATGTCGATCCAGAGAAACCTGGAACGGGCAACCGCTCGGACGATTCATGCGGATGGTTTGACCGCACGCCGGGAGAATACGCCGACGCTGTGGCCTATCTGCTGAAGGATGAAGCCTTCATGCACGATGCGCGAGTGGCGCTGGAGCGGCGCGTGAGGACGCCATATCCCTTCTACGAAGGCATCTCGAAGGAGCAGCTATACGGCAAGCGCCTCTCGCCCGGCGATGCGCTCGCTCTGATCCTGATGGTGGCGACCTATCTTGAGCTTCGCCGCTGGTGGAATGGCGAGAAGGGCAACGGCGGCGCCCATGCAAACTGGTGGCTCAGGACATTCACACGCAAACGCAGCGTGGTCGAGTTCGCAACGACACTGGCGCTCAATCCGATCGATAACCTGTCGAGTATCGAGAGCCCGGAGGCTGTCGTTCGTCTGACAGCAGCTGCCCTCAACCGAGAGTTCCGGCCTTGGTACAAACACCCGCGCTGGCACTTCTGGCACTGGAAGTTTCAGGTCCACCCGCTTCAAAGCCTCAACCGTTGGCTGTTCAAGCGGTGTGCCACTTGCGGCAAGCGCCTTCGCTGGAACGAGGCTGCCTTCAGCAACGGCGGCGGTAGCATCATGCATGAGCAATGCACCCCGTGGCGTTCTGCAAAGCCTGCGCACGACCTGAAGGCCCATGAAGATTCAGCCTGTGGGAGCGTGCACTGATGCGTAGCTTCCTCCTCTTCACAGGCCTTGGCATCATCGCCCCCTCTTCAATCATCCTCTACGCCGCAACAACGCAGCACACTGTCACTGAACTCGCGTGGGGAGCAGGAGCCTTCATCGTAGCTGGCATCGTCCTGTTCATGCTCGGCCTTGCGCTGGGTGGAAGGAGGGAGCGCCAATGAGCTGGCTTGAAATTCTCGGATGGGGCTGTCTCGCCGCGCTGGTCTGCGCTGTCGTCGGCTGGCTCGTTCTCAACGGAAGCAAGGGGACGCGGGGATGAGTAGTCAGCAGATCGCCATGCTTTTCGTCAGCGTCTGGTTCGTCGGCATTTTCGTGACCGCCTACATCGTCGGGCGGTTCGGCTTTGATCGCGACACCGATGGCTGGCACTCGCCCGAGTTCGGCCGCATCACGGCAGGCGTATGGCCCTTTGTGATTGTGATACTGGCGTTGGTGTTTATCTGGCGCGCTCTGACATGGATCGTTGTCACGCCGATCACCATTGCCGTTGAGGCTGGCGAGAGGGGCAGGGCTCGCGCCAATCCCCCAAAGGCAAAGCCGTGACCATCACCCGCTTCACCCACCTATCCGCCTTCATCGCCATCATCATCACGCTTTCAATTGCAGCTTTCGCGTAGGAGCAGGAACACATGTCGGGGACTGGGGAAACAGTTCTATCGAACCGCCAGCGCAAGATCCTGGTCAAGCGCATCAAGGCCGAGCAGGCGGCAGCGCCACGGCCAGAACCTGGCCCAGTGCCGGAAGCCTATCAGGCTCCCAAGGTGGACGGGGAAACCGCCATCCACGTTACGGGCAAGTCGGGCAAGACCACCAGCATGAAGCTGTCCCGGCTGGAATACCTCCAAGCCCGCGGCGTCATCAATGGCAGGCAGTATTCGGCCGGCATCTGGTTCGCGGCGAGATGGCAGGGCTATTTCGCGCCAAGCTCTAGCTCCGGCATCGAGGATCAGGCGCCGGGCAGCATTCCGAGCGACCCGCTCGCCCGCTGGGCTAAGGGGCAACGCACGATGACGCCTCATGGAAAGCCCCGGACCCCGCCGCCGACCTTCCGCCCCCGCAAGCCGTCCGAGCCTCGCCGCGCCAGCGACGGCTTCAGCCACAAGCGGCTGGACTGCCTTCAGGCATGGATACGCGCCCGCCGCCTTGTCGATCACCTGCCAGCCTTCGACCGCAAGCTTCTCATCGCAGTGGCTGTGGATGGTCACACGTTGACCGATGGCGCGCGTATCGCCCTTGGCTCGGCAGAGAGAGCCGGACGCGCCGAACGACTCCACAGGCGCGCGCTGGAGGCCTTCTGGCGCATCCTCGACGCGATCGCGGACGAGATCGAACCAAGCGTGCAGAACCTGGAATGGGACAACGACGATCTCGAGCTTGCCGAGGCGAGCTGATCAACCAGTGGATGTCTCGCTCTGAAATTCGCATAGCTGTTGACGGGAATTGAAAATCAGCCCAAATTCCCACAATCACGAACACCCGCGCCCGCCCGGTTTCTCCGAGGCGGGCGCTTTCGTTTCGCTAGGGGCTCAAGCCCCACTAGCCAAAGAGCCGTCAGCTCCGCTTAGACGGGCGGGCTCACCCCATACCGGCGATCAGGAATCCCGATGCAATGGTTCGCCGCTAATGTCGGCCAGTACCTGATGCTGGCCGTGGTCATCGTTGCGGTGCTGATGTTTCTCTACGGCGCGTACCAGGGAATGAAACGGTAGGAAACTAGAGCCGGATCAAGGCTCTGAATCGGAGCGCCCATGGACAACCTAGCGCTCGCAATCACCTGCTTCATCCTCGCCATGGTGATCGTCTGGCTCATAGCCAGAAACCCCGAAGCGGTCCGGCACATGCTGGGCATTGCGGTGATCCGGGACCAGGACGAGATGGCGATCCGCAACGCTGTCTCAACGGCCTGCAAGGGGCTGGACGTCGCCAAGCTGAACATTGATGCGGCGGAGGATCTGATCCGCGAGACGGCCCGTCACGCCATCGCCCAGCACTTCGCCAACGTGAACCCGGGGCGCAAGTACGAGGTCACCAAAAGCTGGCCTGACGCCAAGGTGGTGATCTCGGGAAACATCGCCGTGGTCCGGCCCCTATTGGGACATGACTATATGGGTGACCACGACGGGATCAGGGCCGTCAATTTCGAGATTAATAGGGAACACAGGGTATTGCACCTAAGGCCGTGGGAACCACGGCAACGTGAGCAGGCACCAAACGGTAGTCCGGAAGAAAAGCGCGTCGCAGGCGAAAAGCCCCGACCCAAGCGGCAGGAGATTAAGCGGCGCGTGAAATAGCATTCTGGCGCTTGGACGGGGTTTTTATGGCCCGGTCTAGCGGCCACCCCGCTTCCAGACGGTACCAAAGTGCAAATTGGGACAGGCCGGCCTCCCTAGCCCAGTCGCTGAGACATTGGGAGCGGCCCTCGAACTCAATCAGCCGTGTATAGTTTCGATTGAGAGTTTGCTCGCGCTTTGTGGCCCAACGGCAGTTGTCGGGAGAATAAGGCCCGGCGTTGTCCCGACGATCCAGCGTGAGGTTGCGGATCTTTTGTCCGGCGTTATCGGCGGCAAAATCTTCAAAGGATTTCCAGCGATCACAGACAACGATGCCTTTGGCGCCGTATCTGGAATAAGCGGGGTGGGCTGGCTCATAGCATCGAGCCATCATCTTCCGCCAAGTGTCAAAAAGAGGGTGTCTTGAGTTGCCGTGGGTTCTCCACTTCGCTCGCCGCTTGCAGCCGCACGACGAGGTTCTTCCAGATCTCAGTTGTCGAGCGCCGACTTGAGCGCTGCGTCCGCATTCACAACGACAGTTCCAAAGAATTCCCGGTCCGCCGCGCTTTGTGGGCTTAGGGTCTCGGTTCAAAACCGTCAGCATTCCAAATTGTTGTCCAGTTAAGTCGATAGCAGCGGGCAACTGCGCCTCCACAGTTCATGTATAACGATCCTACATTGTTCCGTACGCAGACGAAACCGGTTTTTGTCAGTAATCGCGCATCCCACACGAAGGAACATCAGGTGAGCGCTGTCTTCGCAAGGCTCAAAGCCCCCATAGCAGGCCTTGGCAAGGCAAAGGTCGAACTGACCCGCGGCTTCCAGAAGCTCCACCCTGAGCGCCGCATGATCCTGATCACCCAGGCGATGAAGCAGCTCCGCGCTGAATACGACCGGGCGGAAACGGAAAACACGAATCTCATCAAGGCCGAGGACGCGGTCAACGCTGACCTGATCAGGATGCGCGCTTGATCGCTCTCCAGCTCAACCCTCCGATCTTCTGCGTCACCCCCAAGGGAGATGGCATAGCGCGGATCATGCTGGACTATGGCCCTGACATGAACCCGATGTTCGTGGTGGAATTGAACGACAGCCGGGAATGGCTGTGTTTCGACATGCTGGACATGCGCGGCTCCGGCAATTCCGCCTGGGGCTTGTCCCATCCCGACCCCTTTGAAAGCAGAGCCTGATGGAAATCCTCAGACAGGCAGCCCGGCTTCTCGGACGGAAGAACCGTCAGTACGAAACCCTCACAGAGGTCAACGTCGCCGGCGCCAAGGTCCGGATCTGGCGCGAGGCCAAATCGCTCCACGAAGCGTCCCAATTCAATCACGGCGGGCTGTCCGAACAGATGCTGACGATCTGCGAAACCGTCGACCCGAAGCACTGGCAGGAAGAGCTGATGAAGCTCCCCAAGGTCGCCTGCGTCGCCATCGTAAACGTCAAGGGCAATGGCGTCAGTGCGTATCCAGATTGGTACTGAAAACGCAAAACGCCGCCCCAAAGGAGCGGCGTCAGCGTCATCGAAGCGAACCGGCTAGGGATTTGAAACCGCCACGTAGGGCTTGAAGCCGCGGAGGGGTTTCGCTGCTTTGGTCTTGCGCTTGGGCTTCTTCGCCTTGGCGCGCTGGACTTCGGCATCCTTACGGAGTTTCCGTCCAGTGGCCTCCAGGCTCCAGATCGCCAAGGCGATCGAGATGTCCAGAAGGCCGCCGACGATCCAGATGGCAAGTTCCGGAGCCATTGGCGCATATTTCGCCTGAGCCTGCGTCAGGGCCGTGGTAGCGGCCTGGCGCTCGGTCTTGGCAATGGTCAGTGCGGCCTCCAGCGGGTTGCGCTGGGCTTCCCACGCTGCGGTCTCGGCCTTCTTCGTGTTCGGGCAGAGGCAGGTGGGAAGGACGAGGGCCGGGAAGCCGTCGACGGCGGCCTGAGCCGTATCGAGGCGTTCCGTGGTGCGGGTGACTTCCGCCTCGAGAGGCTGGAGGGTCAGATCAAAGGCCCGCTTGTGTGGAGCCTCGATCACCACGCCGTAGAAGTTGTGGAAGCTGACGGCCTGAACGGCCATGCAGAGCAGGAGCACCGGGATCACGCCGGCAGACGCCCATGAGCGTCCGAGGGCAATCACGGTGAAGGGAATGACGAGGGCCGTGGCGCCAGCGCCGAAGCTGGTCATGATCCTGGTCACCAGATCCATGTCGGCCTGTGTCCAGCCATAGACGCCCAAGGCGCCCATGGCGAAGCAGAAGACCGAGAGGAAGAACAGTCCGGCTTTGAAACCGGGGACTTTGGTCCTAGTACGTTTGGTCATTGGAAGAGGTCTCTCTCTTTCAATCAGACCGCGGGGCGTTGCTGCGCCTCACAGTCCGGCCGGGTGGGGAAACCTGCCCGGCTGTTGATTGGTGGTTCGCTTGCGATGTCAAATATCGGGGAAGTATTCGCTTCCGTACTCGCAAGGTAAGCGAAGTATTCGGAAGTCAAAGCCGATTTACGTGAGTGACAGGCTCAAACAGAGCCAAAGTAATCACGATCGCGTTACCTAGATTAACTTTCAAAGGCGGGGTCGGTTGCTCAGTGCAACGCCCGCTCACCTTTGCCAACCTGAGCAGGACATAGCCCGTGGATATCCGCAGACAGTCGGCCACGATCACGCGGCCTAGCAACACGACCCCATACACTGCGGGCGATCTCGTCGCGAACAGCGCGACTGCTGGCTCGGTGACGCCGCTCTCGTATGACTTCGGGTCGGCTCAGCCGCTTTGGCTGCGCAGCATCAAGATCAGCAAGGACCAAGCATCTGTCACCAACGCGAGTTTCCGGGTCTGGCTGCTGTCGGCCTCGCCCACGGTGACGAACGGAGACAATGGGGCGATCGCCGGCAGCTTCCTGTCCACCGTGTTGAGCGAGCCGATTGTTGTTGATGTGAGCGTCCTGCTCACGAGCGGCGGGGCTGTCGGCCAATCGTTCTTCGATCCTGGCCTGATCCGCATTCCCGGCGGCACGATCTATGCGCTTGTCGAGGCCAACGGCGCCTACACGCCGGCGAGCGGCGAGATCTTCACCATCGAGATCAGCGCCCAGGTGGCCCAATGAGGTTCAATGGTCGGGCTACTTCGGACGCCGGCCAGCTCGCTGCGCTTGTCGCAGCAGATGGCTCGTCCGGCGGCTTCATTAAGGATAGCGAGGCGAGCGCTGCTGGCCTTTCGATGCTCGGATCTGCATCCGCGGCGGCTCAACTTGCACTGCTGGCTGGCGAACCTAATCGCAATCACATCATCAACGGCGACATGGCGCTGGCCCAGCGCGCCAGCGAGACCGGCATCAACAACACCACCCCTCGCTTTGTCTGCGACCGTTGGCGGTTTGCAAAGTCGAACGCCGCAGTCCTGGACATGACGCAGGACACGAGCGCTCCGACGTTTGCGGAGGCTGGCCGGCTGATCACGGCCTCGCTCAAACTCGACTGCACCACCGCTGATGCTTCCGTGGGCTCAACAGATAGCTCAAGCCTCCAATACCGGATGGAAGGCTATGACTGGCGCCGGCTCGCGCAGCGCGATCTGATCCTGTCTTTCTGGGTGAAGTCGACAAAGACAGGGACGTTCTGTTTCGCCATCCAGAACGGCGTTGATCGGGGCTATGTTGCGGAATACACGATCAACGCCAGCGACACATGGGAATTCAAGTCGATCTCCATCCCGGCGAGCCCGTCAGCGGGAACGTGGGATTACACAACCGGCGTCGGCGCTTACCTGTTGTGGACGCTGATGGCCGGTTCGGATGCAAGTATCACTGGAACTGCAGGAAGCTGGCAATCGGCAACGCATTTTGCGACCAGCAATCAAGCGAACATCTTCGACAATACGGCAAACAATTTCTGGCTTACCGGGGTTCGTCTGGAGCCGGGCAGTGTCGTCTCGCGAGGCGAACCTGATCTCTTTCCGGTCCTGCTGGCCAAGTGCCAGCGTTACTACCAGACGCGCGCCGCATGGGTTCCTACCGCTGGTGGGGACAAGGCGAACATCCGCATCGACATGAGGGGCGTTCCGACCATCGCGGGAGGCGGCGCCGGCTTTGCTTCGACCGGCACGACCAAGGACACACTGATCTGCGAGCAGACCACGGGAGCGGTGCAGACACTGACGCTTTCCGCTGAACTTTGATCTCATTCCCGTTTTGCGCTATAGCCGCCGCAGAGTTGGGAAAATCTCATGAAACGTGTCGCATGTGTTCTGCTGCTTGCTCTGGCTGGCTGCGGTGGTGGCGGCGGCAGTTCAGTCTCGACCCCGTTTGATCCTCCGGCGCAGGGCCAGAGCCCACCGCCCCCACCTCCGCCGCCCGCGATCAGGGCGGAGCTTCTACCGGTCGCGGGCAACTTCACGCCGACCTTCGATGCCGAGGCGGCGCGCAGCTGCGCCAGCCAGAACGACCGTATCATAGACCTCACGGCTGGACGCTACGAGTTCCAGACCCCGCCCCGGCCGATGCCATGCGCCCTGGTCATTCAGGGGCAGGGCATCGGGGCGACCTACATCGTGCGGACATTCTCCGGCGCCAACCTGTTCGAGTGGACGCGCGGAACGGATCATGGCGGCGGCGGGATCAGAGATGCCTCGATCGCCAGCGCGCAGAACGCGACAGGCGGCGCTGCGATCAAGGTGACGGCCACGCCGGACACTGACCCGAGCGTGAACTACTTCAATCGCCACAGCCTCATGGTGGCGAATATCCAGATTGGCCGCGAGAGCGGGATCAACTCGAACTGGGACTATGGGATCTGGCTTGACGGCAGCCGGAACCCGGACAATCAGAACGGCATAGCGCCTGGCATTCGCAGCGTCTCGATCAGGAACCTGACGGTGTCGGGAACACATCTGGCGTCGGCCCGTCTCGATAAGGCGCGCGGCTCGAATATCGAAATGGACTGCTATATCCCGCTCGACGGGTTTCAGGGCATCCTGATCAGCGACATCAGCGATGGGACGCGCATCGAAAGCCGCAATTGCCTCTATCAGATGGACGCAGGCTCAAGCTGGGTCCAGCTCAACGGGACAAGGACAGAAGCCAAGTCGGGCGACCCGACGCTGCTTCCGGCGGGATAACAGAACCAAGGACCAACCATGGCTGACGGAGAGGGAAAGGCGAGCGGCGAACCAAAGCGCGGGCGGCCCACCAAGTATTCCAAGGCCATTGCTGACCGCATTTGCTCCGAATTGGCTGAAGGCAAGACGCTCAGGGCTATCTGCCGAGCAGACGATATGCCCACGGAATCTACCGTAAGAGGCTGGGCGCTTCAGGATGACGAGGAGCGGGCCGGATTTTTCGCGCAATACTCGCGCGCACGCGAGATCGGCTACCTCGCCATGGCAGACGAATTGTTCGAAATCGCCAATACCCCGATCGAGGGCGTGAAGACCAAGACCACGTCAGACGGCAAGGTTGAAACGCAGACCGGCGACATGATCGAGCATCGCAGGCTCCAGGTCGACACGCGGAAGTGGCTGCTCTCTAAGGCGCTTCCCAAGGTCTACGGCGATAAGATCATCCATTCCGGCGACGACGAGAACCCCATTGCGACCAAGGACGTGACGGATGTCGACCTTGCTCGACGAGCTGCTTTCCTCCTACGGGGCGCTGCCCCCAAAGGCGAAGGCGGAGTTCAAAGAAACCGTCATAAAGGCAACGGAAAAGCTCCGCTGGATTCCTAATCCGGGGCCGCAATCCGACGCCTATTTCTCTGAAGCTGATGAGCTGTTCTATGGCGGCGCGGCCGGCGGCGGGAAGACAGACTTGGTCTGCGGCCTTGCGCTGAATGCCCACCACAAGAGCCTGATCGTTCGCCGCGAAGGGCCAGACCTTGATGCGATGGAGGGTCGCTTCAAGGAGATCATCGGCAACACCGATGGCTGGAACGGGCAGGACAGGAAGTGGCGGCTCGGCAAGGGCCATGAGATCAAGCTCGGCTCCTGCAAGAACGAGGATGACAAGCACGGCTATCAGGGCCAGCCACACGACCTGAAGGCTTTCGACGAGATCACGCAGTTCACGGAAAGCCAGTTCCGCTACATCATCGGCTGGAACCGGTCGACGAAGAAAGGGCAGCGCTGCCGCGTCGTGGCGACTGGCAACCCGCCGATGACGGCGGAAGGCTACTGGGTCAAGAAATACTGGGCGCCGTGGCTGGACCGAGCGTTTCCGAACCCCGCCAAGCCGGGTGAGCTTCGTTGGGCGACAACCGATCCTGAATCCGGCGAAACGCTCTGGGTCGACAAGGACTGGAGCCGTGTGGACCCGGTGACGGGTGAGACCATCCGCCCGCGGTCACGAACGTTCATCCCAGCGCTGCTGAAGGACAATCCATTTCAGGGGCCGGATTATCTGGCCACATTGGCGAACCTGCCGGAGCCTCTGCGCACCCAACTCCTGACCGGTGATTTCCACATTGCCGAGCGGGATCAGGTCAATCAGGTGATCCCGACCGCGTGGATCAGGGCGGCCATTGCTCGCTGGACACCAGAAGGAATGACCAAGCCCATGATTTCCATGGGTGTCGATGTCGCAAACTCGGTCGACCAGACGGTCCTGGCTCCGCGCCATCTTGGCGACTACATGGGCAAGCTGATCGCGGTTCCCGGCTCGCAGACGCCTGATGGACCAACCGCGGCGGCCTTCATTACTACCCACGTCAGGCACAACGCCTCGATCAACATAGATATGGGCGGCGGTTACGGCCAATCGGCGCACGATCACCTGAAGGAAAACAGCGCCAACGTCTGGAAGTTCATCCCGGCGGGTGCGGCGACGAAGGCAAGCAAGAACGGGCTGAAATACTACAACCTCCGGGCTCAGGGCTATTGGGAGCTTCGGCTGCTTCTCGATCCGGCGAGTGAGCGCAAGATCGCCCTGCCGCCTGATGAGGAGATGGTTGCGGACCTCTGCGCGCCAACATGGGCGCTGACTCCGCGTGGGATCAAGATTGAGGACAAGGAAGCGATCCGCGACCGCCTCGGCCGCAGCCCCGACAAGGGGGACGCTGTTGTGATGGCTTTCGTGAAGCCATTCGACGACCTGGAGGCGGAGCGGAACCTGCCGGCGCATCTGGGCCGGCATCGTAGGGCGACGCCGCCTCCCAAGCCGCCGCAAAGTGTGCTGGACACGATATGAGGCTTTCGCCTCCTGACCTCGCCTCTGTCCAGCACATCTGCCGCAACCTTCGGGAGCGTGATAGGCTGGAACTGGAGGCAACGGAAGAGGACTTCGACCCGGACGAGATCGCTCACCGCCTTGTAGCGGCATGGCGCGTCTCGGGCCTGATCGGGCAGGTTGCATCGATCGATAACGAGCCGGTCTCGTTCCTCGGCGTCATCAAATACACGCCCACGGCTGGAAGTGCAGGCCTCCTCGCAACCGACCGCTGGGGTGAAATCGCAAGCTCCTATTCCCGCCATGTCAGACGCTGGGTCCTGCCCAAGCTGGTTGAGCTTGGAATGCGCAGGGTCGAGGCGCGGACCTGGGAACATCACGACGATTCACGGCGCTGGCTGAAATGGCTCGGCGCCACTGAGGAATGCCGCGTCCCTCACTGGGGCCGGAACGACGAGACTTTCATTCAATACGTCTGGATACCCGATGTGCATCTTCGGAAAGTCCCTGAAATCGCAGGTTCAAACAGCGAGCCCGCCGCCGTCGATCATCGACACGTCGAGCGCGCAGATGGCTGAGGCCACGACCCGTCGCAAGCGGGCCGGATATGCGAACATGTTCAAGACGTCCCGTCTTGGCGACATGTCGCAGCCCTCGATCAGCGTGAACTCCCTGCTTGGCGGGACTGCCTGACGCATGGATGGCAAGGCGATCTGCGACAAGTTCGACTCTCTCAAGATACTGAGGTCGAACTACGAACAGACATGGTCGGATATCGCGCGCTTCCTGCGTCCGATCGGCAAGGGCTTCTCCAGCCAGCAGACCGAGGGGCAACGCAAGCACACCGGCATTTTCGACTCCTCGCCCATCATGGCGCTGGAGAACTTCAAGGGCGGGCTCTATTCGGCTGTCACGCCGCCTGGTTCGATGTGGTTCGAGCTACAGCACATCGACGACGACATGAACGAGTATGGTCCGGTCAAGGACTATCTCGCGATCGTCAACAAGCGGACCTGGCGCTCATTCGGACCTGGCGTCTCGGCGTTCTACAACCAGGTCACCAGCGTCTGGGGTGATCTCGGGGCCTTTGGAACCGGCGTCCTCTACAGCAACGAACTTTTTGGCAAGCAGCGTTTCATCGATCGCGCCCGCGCCCTGCATGAATGCTGGCTCGACGTCGATGAAAGCGACATCGTCGACACGCTCTATCGGCGTTATGAACTCACGGCGCGGGCCATCGCGGGCAAGGGTGGCGAAGGAACCCCGCCAGATGAGCGCTGGAATGTCCCGCAGAAGCTGATCACCGAGGCTGAAAAGTCCCCGAGCAGCAAGCACTGGGTCATCCACGCCGTCTATCCAGATCCGAAACCCGGCGAGAACTACGGCAAGCGGTTCAAGGAGTGCTACGTCCTCGAGGAGGGCAAGCATATCCTGCGGGAAAGCGGGTATTTTGAGTTTCCCTACATGTCGCCCCGCTGGGATGTGGCGGCCGGCGAGAGATACGGGACAGGTTGCGGACACGCGGCGCTGGCGGACATCAAGTCGCTGAACATCGCCCGCCGGTCGAACCTCAACATGATGGACAGGGCCGCGCGCCCCACGATCCTGACCAGCAAGGAGAACGATATCGGGGGCGGCATCGCCCCTTATCCGGGCGAGATTGTCTACGGCGCCATCTCTTCGGATGGGAAGAAGCTCGTTTCCCCGATGGACGAGGGCAAGAACGCCCAGATCGCGATCGAGATGGAAGAGCGGATCGCCAATGCGATCAAGGACGCCTTCTACTTCGGCCTGATGCAGATTGTCGGAAGCCGCGACATGACGGCGACCGAGTTCCTGGGCCGGGACGATGAGCGGCAAAGGCTGCTCGGTCCCTATCTCGGCCGCATCGAAACTGAGTTCCTGTCGCCCGTGGTCCTGCGCCGTGTCGGAATGTTGGAGCGCTCCGGCGGCCTCCCGGAAATGCCGGATGTCCTCAAGGATTATCCAGGTGGATTGCAGGTCCGTTACGTCTCGCCGCTGGCCCGGTTGCAGCGTCAGGGCGAGGCGGAAAGCGCCAACAAGGTGCTGATGTCGCTGCTCAACATTGCGCAGGCCCGTCCAGACATCATGGACCGCATCGATGTCGACACCACGGCGGAGATCATCGCGGATGGCTTCGGCTCCCGCGGTGTTCTCAACTCCCGCGATGTCGCACAGCAGATGCGTGACGCCCGCGAGCAACAACAGCAGGCCATGGCGATGGCGCAAGCAGCGCCTGGCGTGGCAAGGGCGGCCAAGGATGGTGTCGACGCCGCCAATGCCGCCCTCGATCCCCGCCTCATGGGCCTGAGACAGGAAGCCAATGCGGCCTAGCGAGCAGGCTGCGCTGCAGCTGGTCCAGACCTACGGCGAAGACGCGCCCAAGGTTGTGGCTGACTACCATCAGGCATTCCCGGAAAGATCGCGGGTGCTGAAGGACATCGAAGTTTACGCGGGCATCTTCCGGCCAACGCCCGTGAGTGAAGGCCCGGACATGCTGCAACGCATGGAAGGCCGCCGCGAAGTATTCCAGTGGATCAGGACCGTCCTCTCGCTGACGACCGAGGATGTGCGCCGGCTGATCCCCAACAACAATGGAGATGATGATGCCGCCAGCTGATGGCGAACAACCCGGCTCGGCCGGTGGAGCAGTTGATGCTGGCGCAGGAGCGGCAAGCGATGCCGCCTCCGCTGCGGCTTTGCTCAATGAAAAGCCATGGTATGGCGAACTGCCCGAGGCGAACGACGACGACAAGGCCTTCAAGGGCTGGGTGGACAAGAAGGGATTCAAGGACCCGATCGCCGCCCTGAAGGGTTATCGCGAGCTGGAGAAGCATGTCGGCGCGAACCGTGTCATGCTCCCCGGCGAGAAGGACGACATCACCCAGTGGGAAGGCTGGGACAAGCTCGGCGTCCCGAAGGAGGCGAAGGCCTACGAGATCGCCCGGCCGCAGCTGCCTGATGGCATGACGTGGGACGAAGGTTTTGAGGGGCAGATCAAGGAAGCCGCCGCCAAGGCGCGCATCCATCCGGCCCAGCTGAAGGCGCTGGTCGACGTCTACACCCAGTCGCAGATCGGCCAGTTTAGCGAGATGCAGAAGCACTCGGCGAACGAGGCTGCAGCGTTGCAGGGCCTGATGAAGGAATGGGGAGCCGACAAGGATACCAACGTCGAACTGGCGAAACGCGGCGCAAAGTTCCTCGGCCTCGACAAGGCAGAGATTGATGCCCTCGAAAAGGGTCTGCTCGGCGGCCCGACAATGATGAAGGCCCTGCTGAAGTTCGGGAAGCTGGCGCGTGAGGGGTCTTCGGTCGACGGCGAATCCTCACCTGTGATCGGCCTCGAAGCCCTGAAGGCGGATCTGGCTCGCATCAATGAGCGCATCGGCAAGGGCGAAACGCTCAGCGCCGAGGAGATGAAGAAGCGCACCAGCCTCTATGCGCAGATCGCGGCGCAGGGCGGGTTCTAAGCCATGAAGGATGAACACCACGCGCGCATCGAGGCGCTGAAGCTGACGCAGATGCTGGGCGGCATCGAGAGCATCGAGGCTCGCATCAGGTTCGCTCACAAGATCGAGCAATACATTCTCGAAGGATATTCCGGGGAAGCCCCGAAGCCGACGCCAGCGCCACAGGCGCGTGACGAGGCTGAGGAGGTTCCGGTGACGGCCGCGAAAGGGCGGAAGGGTGGCCCCCGTAAAAAGGCAAGTGAGGTTCCGGCATCGTCCGGGGAAGCCAGCGATCAGGACGAAGAAGGAGAAATGGATTCTGCCGCGCTCGAAGGTCGCCCGTCGACCCGAGTGTCCGGCATGAACGTGCAATGAAGGAATGAGGCCACATGGCCGCTGAAATCGAAGCTAGCTGGAAGCCGATGTTTGCGGATAACATCCGCCTGACGCTCCAACAGAAGATGCCGAAGATCGCAGTACCTGGAGTGATCCGGGTCGAGTCTGCCTCCGGCGAGGGCTTCCGCCCTGAAATGACGGTTGGCGAAGCTACCGTGAACGAGCGCACTGTTCGTCTCGAAAAGCGCACGCCGGCCGAACTTGGCGTCAATGGCCGTTGGGTCGCCCCCAAGGACTTTGACGTTGGCCCGTTTCCGGAAGACACGCTTGACCGGATTCGCAATGGCATTCAGATGGGCGGCACGTTCGTCCAGTCGTCTGTGGCGGCGATCAACCGCTACCGGGACTATATCGCCATCTCGGCCATGTTCGGCTCGGCATCGACCGGCAAGCAGGGCACTGGCACGGCGCAGACGTTCGACTCCTCGAACATGCGCGTGGCGTCCGGCTCGGTAAACATGACGGCGGCCAAGCTGATCCAGGCCAAGGAAATTCTCCTGAAATATGAGAACGACCTTGACGAGGAGACGCCGCACGTCGCCATGACGGAGAAGCAGTGGCGCTCTCTGATGAACGACCTGAAGGTGATCTCGTCCGACTACAACGCGAACAAGCCCCTCGTGAAGGGTCAGATCGAAGAGTATGTCGGCTTCAAGATCCACATCCTGTCGTCCCGGCGCCTGACCTGGACTTCGTCGTCCGATCGCCGCTGTCCGTTCTGGGTTCCCTCCGGCGTCTTCCTGGGCGACTGGGCGAACCTGGAATCCGACATCTACGAAGACAAGTCGTACCGCGGGAAGACCTACATGGTCTACTCGCAGCTTTCCATGGGGGCGACCCGCCTCGATGAGAAGAAGGTCGGCGACATCCTCTGCACTGAATCGTAAGCCAAGGAGCACGCACACATGGCTACTTCTTCTGCTGCTGCGGGCCTTGCTGCGATCTACGCAGGCACGCCCGCCCGTGACGCCATCCTCTACAAGGGGATTCCGTTCACGATCTCCGGCACCTACGAAAAGGTCGCCGGCAACACAAACGGCGACTATATCGGCCTGTGCCGGGTCAACCGGGACTGGTCGGTGTCGACGATCTTCCTCGCCAATGACGCCCTGACCGGCGCCTCGGACATCAACATCGGCCTCGTCTCCTATGACGGGACCACGTTCACCGATGTCGATGAGAACTGCTATGCCGACGCTGTCGACATCGCGGCCGGAACGGCGTTTACCGATCGCGCCTATACCACGCGCGATATCTCGAAATGCGGCCAGTACGTCTGGCAGGACGCGGGATATTCGACGCGCGGCGACTGCGCTGAATGGCTGGTCATCGCCATCCACCTCCAGGCGGCGACGACCGCCACGGGCACGATCTCGTGGCGCATCGGCATCGTCGCGCCGGGCTGATCTCTCTCCCCCGAGAGGACTGAAACTGGCGGGCTGGCTCCGGCTGGCCCGCCGCACTCTTTTGGAGGCCACGAATGGCAACCGGAACCACTGTCACGATTACCACCAAGCCCGGCACAGGTCCGACCGGCCTTGGCTCTGACCCTGTCTCGGTCACTGTCACGGACGCAGGCACGCCAACGGCGGGAACCATTCAGGTTCTCTACGATGATGCCGCCACGCAATCGGAGCTGATCAAGGCGATCGAGGACTTCAGGGCCTACGTCTTGCGCGCAGTGAACACGATCATCTAACGCCATGGTGATGCAAGCCCCGGCAACGGTCACGGACCTCGCCAATCTGGCGCTGGACCTGATCGAGCAGAACCAGGCGTTGCTGGACGTCGAAAGCGACCAGACAGCGACGGGCAAAGCTGTTCGGCGCGCGTTCTGGCAATGCTGGGACGAGGTCCTGCAGGCGGCGCCGTGGAACTGCGCCCGCAAACGAAAGGCTTTGCCACAACTGGAGGAAACTCCGGCATGGGGCTTCGACTATTACTATCAGCTGCCGGCCGATTACGTGAACATGCAGGAGATCGATGGTCTCTATGAGGGCCAGCAATGGACCGTCGAGGAAACCGACGCCGGCGCCAAGGCCATCGCCATTGACCTCGATGCCCCGCTCTACATCGCCTATACCTATCTGCTCCGCGATATCTCGCGGGCCTCGCCTCTGTTCCGCGGCGCATTTGTTGCGAGGCTGGGCGCTGCGGTCTGCGCGCCGCTCGCAAAAAACCAGACGATCGAGACCAAGTGCTGGAACATCTACAACCGCGCCGTTCTTGAGGCTCAGGGGGCAGATGGGCGGGAAGGATCACGAAAGCCAACGCCAGACAGCCTGATCGTGAGCACCCGTGATTAGTCCGGCCAAGATCCCGCAACTGTCATTCAATGGCGGCGAGATCGCTCCGGAGCTGCAGGGCCGGATTGATCTGGCCAAGTATGCGACCGGCGCCAACTACATCATCAACTTCATCTGCCGTGACTATGGCGGGCTCGAGCGTCGACCCGGCTTTGGCTATATCGCCGCGGTCAAGACGCACGCCTCACCGCCTCGCATCATCGATTTCATCTTCAACGATGTGCAGGCTTATGTGATTGAGCTGGGCGAACTCTACGCCCGGTTCTACATGCTTGGCGGCCAACTTGCTCAGTCCGGCACGCCTTATGAGATCGTGACGCCATTTGCTCAGGCGGACCTGGATCGTGTCCAGTATGCCCAGAGCAAGGATGTGATGTGGCTGGTCCATGGGGATTATCAGCCCCAGACGCTGACGCGGGAAGCGCATACGAACTGGACCATGGCGGATTGGTCGAGTGATACCGGGCCGTTCCTTGATCCGAACGCCACCACGATCACGATGACGCCGGGCGCCACAACAGGCTCCACGACGCTCACGGCATCCTCAGCCTATTTCCATTCGGGGATGGTCGGAACCCTGTTCCGGATCGAGGAGGACAACACCAACGGCTACGGCATGTGGGAGCCGGCCAAGGCCTATGCTCTCAACGATGTCGTCCGCTACGGGAATAACGTCTATATCTGCTCAGATGCTGGAACCTCGGGCGCTGTCGCCCCGGTTCACACGACCGGCAAGCGGTTCGATGGATCGCCTACGTCCGCGACATGCGAGTGGACCTATTTGCACTCGGGCTATGGCATCTGCCGGGTTACGGCCTACACGGATTCAACTCATGTCGACGTAACGGTTCTGTCCCGCCTGCCATCCACGACGGCGGTCGTGAACTGGCGGGAAGGGGCGTTTTCGGATTATCGCGGCTGGCCGTCTGCTGTTGCTCTGTTCCAGCAGCGCCTCTGGCTGGCAAAGGATCAGACGGTTTACGGCTCGGTGACTGGCGACTTCAGCGATTTCACGCCGGGGTCGCTGGCAGACGATGCGGTGACGTTCACGATCTCCGCAAAAACGGCAAACCCGATCCGGGCCATGGCTGAAGGGCGCGCGCTGTATCTTTACACATCACGGCGCGTCTATGCGGTGACGGGCACGAATGGCGGACCCATCAAGCCTGATGACATCGTAGCCAAGGCCGTGACGACACAGGGCTCCAACGGCGTGCAGCCGGTGAATGTCGATCGCGCCGTTCTTTCCGTCGACCAGACAGGCAAGCGGGTCCAGGAACTGGGCTTCCAGCTTGATGCTGATGAAGATGCGGCCCGGGATATCTCGAAACTGTCGCCACACATTCTGAGGCCCGGCGGCTGATGGCGCAGTATTGCTACTGGGCCGGTGACGGCTACACGCCGCAGGATCAGGGGTTCCCGACCGGAGAAGGCGGCGGAGCCATTGGCTGGATCTGCATCGATATTCCCGATATCGAGATTCCACCCGAGGAACCGGGCGATGGCGAGGAAGATCCAAGCGGTGAGATCACACTTCCGGACGGGACAGTTATCGACGCAACTGGCCTGACGACGCCATTCATTGGCATCAAGCAACTGGCCTGGCAGTCGAGCCCATGGAAGACGCTCTGGGCTGTTCGGACCGATGGGCTGCTTCTGTCGTGCACCTACGACAAGATCGAAGATGTCTGGGCGTGGACGCGGCATCCGATGACCAATGGGGCTGTGGTTTCGATCTGCGTCATTCCCAAGGCGGGTAGCGATCAGGAAGAATTGTGGGCTGTCGTTCGTCGGGTCATGGACGATGCGACTGTCCATTACATTGAGCGGATGACCCCGCGGATTACGCCGACCGATGAAACGGACAAGAGCGATTTCAACTATCTGGATTGTTCGCTGAGTTATTCAGGCGCGGCTACGACGAGCTTCAGCGGCGCGACACATCTTGAGGACGGAGATTACCGGGTCTGGGCGGATGGCGCTGATGTTGGAGACATCACTGTCACAGGCGGGGCGTTCACGCTTGATACGGCGGCCGAGAAGGTAGTCGTCGGCATCCACACCGATGCAACTCTGATTTCCTTGCCAACTGCCAAGCTCAATACCGAGCGCCAGATCGTGCAGGAAGTGGTGATCCGCTTCTTCGAGACTCTGGGTGGTCAGGCCGGTGTCCTGCATGGCGACATGACCGACCTGCAGTTCCGGAGCGTGAGCAGCGTCATGGATGACAGCCCGCCGCTTTGGGATGGCGACATGCCAGTCACGGTCGGCGGCCGACACGATGACAGCGGCGTCTATACGATCATTCAGAACACCGCAGGTCCGATGACGATCCTTGCCACCTTCCCGAAAATCAAGGCGGCCTGATGTGCGATCCCACCGGCGGCTTTGCGACAGCTGCAATTGCTGGCAGCATCTTCTCAGCAGGGACAAATATTGCCCAGGGCATTGGTGAGCGCCAGCTTGCCAGCGCGCAGGCGAGAGCCGACGACGAGCAGGGTCGCGCCGAGCTCATGGCGGCATCGGAGCGCGCCCAACGTATCCGGATGAATGGTCGGAAGCTGCTGGCTGAGCAGCGGGTTCAATACGCCAATTCGGGGGTTGAGGGCGGGTCAGGATCGGCGCTTGAAGTCGGCAAGGCAGATGCTGGCGAGATCGAACTTGACGCTCTGACAGAGCTTTACGGCGGCGTCTCGCGCAAGAAGGCGCTGAACCAGCAGGCGAGCTTTACGCGCAAGGCCGGGGTGGCGGCGCAGACGGCGGGCATCTTCCGGGGCGTCAGCGACGTGCTGGGCGCCAGCAAATCGTGGGAATCGCTGGGCAGCTCCAAGCCTAAATAGTGCAGATGAAATTCATGTCGCGGTTCTCGGTGGAGTAGCCATCCACCATGCGCTGCGACTGGTGTTCCGAGATCACTTCGTAGTTCCCCTTGCAGGTCTCACGCGCGGCGGCGTGGCAGTCCGCCATCTGGTTGTAGACCCCTCCGCAATAGGCCGTGTGTCCAGCCCGGCCATCAGGGGTGGTGAATGGTTCAACAACTGGGCGGGTCGTGGCGCACGAGCCCAGAGCGATGAGTCCGACAAGAAGAACAGCCCGCATTTCAACCTCTTGATCAAAGTCGCATGGTAGATCGTTACAACGGTTCGGCGTCAGTTCCCACTGCGCAGATCGCGAAACCTCAGACCAGCCCGCTTGCCGAGATGGCGTCTGGCGCTCATCAGCTGGCGCAAACCGCTGTTGGCGAGGCGTCGCGCAGGCTGGAAGAGCGTAACGCGGCGCTGGAGAATGCCGCGCTCAACGAGGCCAGGTTGCAGCTGGAGAAGGAGGGCTCCCAGCTTGCCGTTGATCTCCAGAAGGATCGGGTCGCTGGTTCGGGCTATGTGAAGGACCTGGAGGCCGCCCGGGCGCCGCTGAAGCAGAAAATCTGGGCGACACTGCCGAGCCGCATCCAGTCGTCGACCCGCGCCCAGCAGGCATGGGATGATATCTGGACCTCCGACCAGACCAGTTCGACCCGATCGTCCGTGATCTATCAGGCTGGGCAGGAGCGGGAATACGCGGTCCAGTCGCTGAACAACAACATCACGGCGATGTCGGCGCGGCTGGAGGCAGATCCGGATATTGTGAAGCAGGAGCTAGAGGGTTTCCAGAAGAGCCTGCCTTCCTACGGTGGCCTGCTCGATCAGGAGACGCTGGCTAAGGCGCGGACAACCGGGACACGGGCGCTGCTGCAGGGCGCCGTCCGTGGTCTCTCCAAGCAGGGCCGGTTCGACGAGGCGACAAAGCTTGTCACGGACGCCGCTGCCCAGCTTGATCCCCAGCAGCGCAAGGCGTTTGAGAGCGTCATCGAGGACGCCAAGAACGATATCGAACGCGAAAAGCTGAAGAAAGAGCGCGAGCTTGCCGAGACCCAGCGCCTCGCCGCCAATCGTTACGAGGTCGACATTCTGGATGGCAAGGGAAGCCGGAGCGCGCTGAACGCAAAGGTCGCCGCCGGCGAGATCAGCGAGAACGACAAGCCCACCCTTATCCGCGCCATGCGCGCCGAGGATGACCGCAGGCGGATCGAGGCAGCTCGGTCGAAGATGACTGAAGCACAGAAGGAAGAGTGGAAGTCCTGGAGCCAGAGCGCCCGGCTGTCGCTGGAATCCTCCAGCACAATGACGCCGGCGCAGTTCATGCTTGATCCGGAAACGCAGTGGGACCCGCAGTTGTACGAGATTTACCAGCATCTCACGCCCGAGGATCAGCGCGCTCTGGACAAGAAGCGGCTGGACATGCGCGAGACTGGCAAGACCGTCAACGAAGTGGATCGCATCGAGGCGCAGCTTATCGACGAGGCCAAGCGGATTGCGCCGCAGAACTGGCGCATCGGATCGCAGGCCAAGGACAAGACGAAAGAGTCGATCGAGCTTGCGGGCTATCTGCGTCAGGCCGCGGCTGAAATGGCTCCGGAAACTGGCGGCGAGAAACTGACGCCTGAGCAAATCCGCAGCGCCACGGCGCTTGCCATTGGCCGCATGGAAGCAGGCAAGAACCTGCCTGTCGTGCAGTGGGAAACCTATGCCTATGACCTTTCCAACTCCGACATGACGGACAAGACGCTCTATGCCGACGTGTTCGAGCGGCTTCGCAAGAAGACCGGCAAGACGCCCAGCATGGCGGAAGTGCGCGCTGCCTATGAGCAGGCGCAGGCGGCGCTGCAATGATCCCGATCCCAGAAGGTGTCCGCAGGATCGTTGGCGAGACGTTCGCGGAAGACGAGGCGAAGCGTTATCGCGAGGAATCGGACAAGAAGCTCCGCGACCTTCAGAACACGCCGATGGCGAAGCTGGGTCCGGATATCCCGCTTCCGTTCGACAAGCTCACCCGCCCGGACTTCATGCGCAAGGGCGGCTATGACACGCCAGATCAGGAACAGCCGTCGACCGCAGCGCCGACCTTTGTTCCGGCCGAGAGCGATCCGGCGCGGGATTATTCAAGCCTTGGCGCATCGCCCCGTCTGACGCCGGCAGACATCACAGGCGATACGATCCCGTCGACCTACAACAAGTTCGGCACAGGCGGCCCGCAGGATGATGGCCCGCTTTCCGAAGCCGACATCATCGAACTGAAGAAGGTCCGCGAGGATCGGGCCAAGGCTGGTGTTCGTTCCTCGCTGATGCAACAGCCTGGCTCACCGGATGATGCAGCAAAGGCGATCGAGCTTGCCAAGGAGGCAGGCGTCAACCGCTCTCAGGTCGAGCAGAACCTGAAGTCCTACGAGTTCTCCAAGACCGCCAAGGCCATCGATCAACTCACCACCACGGCGCCGAAGTTTCGGACGTGGATGGACAGTGCGCGCGAGAACCTGGAGATCAGCCACGACGATATCGGGAACCTGAGCTGGTGGGAGCAGGCGGCTAGCGCGTTTGACCCAGGTTCGCTGTCGATCGAGGAAATCGGCGGCGCGTTCCGCACTGGCGCTGTCGAGGGCGGCAAACAGCAGCTTTTCGGAGCGGCGGAACAGGGCATCGGCATTGCCCGGATGTTCGAATGGCTCCCGGGCGTCAAGAACCTTCTTGATCAGGGCGAAAAGGAAGCCCGCAAGCAGCGCCAGATGGCGGCGCTTGAGTCCATGCGGAACATGCCGCGTGGCGATACGACGCTTGAGCGCGGCATCTATGGCGCTTTCCAGTCGGCGCCCGCCAGCATCGAAGCCATGGCGGCTTCGCTAGTCACCAAGAGCCCATTCGTCGGCGCTGGCATCATGGGTGTCGGCACGGCGGGCCAGTCCTTTGGCGAAGCCGAGGACGCGGGCAAAGGCTATTGGGACGCCTTCCGCTATGCTCTGGAACAGGGAACGATCGAGACGGCAACCGAGATGGTGCCGCTCAAATTCCTGATCGGGGATCTGGCGAAGGACGCCCCTCTCGGGAAGATATTCTTCCACAACGCGCTGTCCGAAGGCATTGGCGAACAGGCGGCGACCTTCCTGCAGGATGCGTCGACCTGGCTTGAGCTCCACCCGGACAAGACGGTTCAGGAATTCTTTGCCGAGCGGCCGAACGCGGCCATGGAAACGCTGGTTGCATCGACCCTGATGACGGGTATGCAGACGACGCTGGCAGCCGGCGTCCAGCAATCCGGCGTTATGCTGAACGAGAAGGCGCAGCAGGCGCGGGCAGACCAGCTTTCCAAGACCTTCGAAGCCATGCGCGATGGCGCCAAGGACTCGAAACTCCTGAAGCGCCTGCCCGACAAATACCGGGAAGCCGTCGCCGCCGCCACGAAAGACGGCCCGCTCGAGAATGTCCGGGTCGCCCCCGAGGCATTCACCGAACTGGCTCAGTCGTCTGGTGTCACCACGGATCAGCTTGCACAGGCGTTCCGCATCGATCCGAACGACATCGTCACGGCGATCGATGCCGGCGAAGATGTCGTGATCCCGGCCGGGAATTACGCTGCTGCGCTGTCGACGGCCAAGAAGGAGATCGGCGTCTCGGGCGAGACGATCCACTCCGCTTTTGCCCCCAACATGCGCCTGCGCGCTGACGATTTCACGGCCAAGGAACAGGCCGCGATGAAGTCGGTCTTCGAGGAGGAGCAGAAGGCAAGGACTGAAGCCGGGACCAAGGAGCAGGCGTTTGCCGACAGCGCCGACCGGGTCAGGGAGTCGATCCGGGAGCAGGTTGTATCGACCGGCCTGTTCAACACCGAGACCGCTAACACGCAGGCCAGCCTCATTGGCGAGATGGTGACGACGCTGGCGGAACGTACCGGACAGGACCCGGAGGCGTTCTGGGACGAGCATGGCTTTGACATCGTCACGGCCCTGACGGGCGAACAAGATGATCAGTCGCTTGCCCAAGGCCTCCAGCGGCAGGCGATCCAGGTCGACGATGCCACAGTGCTTGATGCATCCGAGAAGCTGCCCCCGCACGAGTTCGAAGTCTGGAAGGAAGCGATCAAGGGCGGCAGCAATGACGAGGTCACGGACCGGCTGAACAAAAACCGTGGCCCGGATAATCTCATGGAGCCCAAGGATGTGGCTCGCATTATTTCGCGCATCCGTGAAAAAGGCTTTGAGGTTCAGAAGCTTAGGACAGGCCCAGCGCTGTCGCCCGAAACGCTGAAGATCATCGATCTGAAAGCGCGCGGATTAGATAACGCGGCAATCGGCAAGGCGGTATTCCCGCACCTTTCGCCCAAGGAGCGCGCTGCCAAGGCGCGCACCGCGTCTAACAACAACAGGAAGGCGGTCGACGCCCGACGCGCAGAACTCCAGCTGTCGCAGGAGAAGCGTGGCACGTTCACGCCCCGCGTCGGCCGTTCTGTCATCCGCCTGTTCGAAAGCGCGAACCTGTCGACACTCGTTCACGAGGCGGCGCACTGGTATCTCGACACGCTGTGGCGCATGGCGAGCGTCCCGGCCGTCACGACGATGGAGGCGAAGCCGGCCGCTCAGGCCCGTGGCGTTCTGTCGGCCGAGGAAGTCGCGGCGATCCTGAACCCGCAGGACGAGGTTCATCCGTTCGTGCTGGAGCAGGTCGCCGCCATCCTCGAATGGCAGGGCAAGTCGCCCAACTGGACGGCGATGTTCAGCGAGGATGGGACCTTCACGGCGGAAGGTCGCGATATCCAGGAGGCCTTTGCCGAGAGCTTCGAGGCGTATCTGCGCGAGGGCAAAGCTCCGACATCAGCCCTTCGCAGCGTGTTCGCCAGCTTCAAGGCGTGGCTGCTCCGTGTCTACAAGAGCCTGACCCAGATCGGCTCGCGCGTCAGGCTGAACGATGAAATCAAGGCGGTCTTCGATCGGATGCTCGCCACGGATGAGGCGATTGCAGCGGCAACGACGGCACAGGCCCGGGACAGTGAGGCTCTAGCCAAGGCCCTGCTGGACAAGGGCGTCATCACCGAGAAGCAGTTCGAGCGGACCAAGGAACGCATCGCTGCGGCGCGGGAGAAGGCCGAGGCCGAACTCATGGCCCGCCTCATGGAGGATTACGAGCGCAACCAGAAGGCTTGGTGGCGCGATCAGGAACGGCAGGTGCGCCGTGAGGTCCAGTCCGAAGTCGACGAGCGGCCGGAGCAGCGGGCCTATGCCTGGCTCACCGGCAAGGGCTGGCGGGATACCCGCGCCGCCCATACCGAGGCTGCGGCCGACGAAGCGCAGGCCATGGCTACGCTGGAGCAGTACGATGAGGCGCTGGCCTTCTCCCGCTATTACGAGCCAGACGCTACGGACGAGAACCTGAAAGCCCTTTACGAGCGCATGAGGGCAGACGGCGTCGAGCCGCTGATCATGCTGTTCAAGGCGCCCAATGGCCGCGTCATCGCCTTCCATGGCAGTGCGGCTGGATACAGCCACGACCTTGGACGGGAGATCATGGGGCTGGGCGATCTGAAGCTCCAGCACGGCATCTACGACCCGCGCAAGGGCCTGTCGGGCATGATGGGCATCGACTGGTACGCCACGTCCGGGACGCAGGACACGCTTCCGAAGACCGCCATCGATGAGCTTGCGCAGTTTGCACCACGCAATGCTGTCGGCGCTCCGATCCATTCGCTGATGCGCGCCACACTGATGGACATCGGCGGGGAGAGCAAGGAGGACATCTGGCGCGAGACGGGCTGGGCGCAGACGAAGTTCGGTGACTGGGTCTGGGAAATCCCGGGCAAGCCGCAGTTCAACTTCAACCCCGAGGCGAAGGCGCAGCGCGGCCGGCTGGATCAGATGATCGAATGGCCCGAACTGTTCGAGGCCATGCCGATCCTGCGGGATGTCTATCTCGTGGCGAGCGTTGGCGCGCAGAGCGGGCGGTTCGACAGCGCGCAGGCCGTGACGTTCAACAACGGCGACCAGAAGATTGTCCCGCTGATCAATGCGCGCGGCTCGATCGCTGGCTCCAACACGCTGATGGAGACGATCCAGCACGAGATCCAGCACGCGATCCAGGTCTTCAGCGGGTTCGCGTCGACAGGGGCAAGCGCAGCGATCGAGCTTTATCGTGGAACCGCACCTTTCGAGAATGCCAAGGCCCGCTTCCGCCAGATGGAAGCCAAGCTGTTCGAGAAGTATGGCGACGCCAGCCCCGAGCTGTTTGAACCTCTTTCTGAAGACGAAGTCGAGCGCATTGCGGCGTTAGAAGTTTATTCACACAATCATGGAGAATGGCAGGCCCGCCAAGTAGAATGGCGGTCTCGGATGCCCGCAGAATGGCGCTGGGCGAACCCGCCGGGAACCGAGGTCCCGGGCACGAAGGAAGACGTCAATGAACGTCACACATGGGCGACCCTCAATGACCTCCGCGCAGCTCAAGGCGTGCAGCGATCAGGAGATGCAGGCGGAAATCCTGCGGCACGGGTTGCGAGCGCCCTTGCTGGCGATCAAGCACCTGCCGCTGAGAGCGCGGGAGCAACTGACGGTCAAGATAATGGCGGCGGCGAGGGAACTGGTAGCCTCGCCCAGCGCGTAAGCTCGGACGAACGCGCCGCTGAAATCCAGCGCGTACTGGACTATTTCAAGGCCAATCCCGAAGCCGCCTATGACGCATCTCTGTCATCCATCATGGCGGTGGCTGATGCTTCTGCCCGTGGCGTAGATCAGGCCCGCATCCAGTTCCGCTCGCAGGTCTCAGCCACGCAGGCGAGGCGACTGGCCGCGATCAACGCCGGCGTCATGGTGCTGGACCGCTATCTGGCTGACCATCCCAACGCATTCGAGACAATGCGGGTTGGTGAGATCGCTCGGCGCGCTGGCGTGCCAGTCGAGACTGTCCAGCGTGCGAAAGCTGCTGAGACGGGAAGTCTGGCGCAACTGTCGGCTGGCGGCGTCAACGCGCTCCGCAGCTTTGTCGAGTCGTCTCAAATCAACGCGCACATTCAGGTCGACAACTACGAAGTCTATATCCGCAAGGCCCGTCGCTTGGACGAGACCGGCAATCTGATCCGGACCCTGGACCTTTCCAGCGTAACGCGATCGGACGCCGAGAATGCCAGCTTCACCAAGGGGCGCACGCCAGACGAGAAGCCGGGAGACTTCCGGGAGCTTGTTACGCGGCTGGAGCAGGAAGCCGCAAGCCATGGCTTCGATGCGGTCTATGCCGAGAATGTGCTCAATGAGTTTCTGCCCGATGTCTTGCGCCGCTACGGCTACACCGAAATGCCGGGTGGCTTTCCGCCGTCATTCATTAAGCATGTAGATGCAACAGAAGAGGCCAAACGTTCGTTAGCTCAATCCTCCAAGCTCGACATGTCCGAAGCAGCAAGGATGCAGAGGGCGAGAGAACAGGGGTTTGATGTAGACACGCCGCTGTATCATGGGACGAATCAACCGGTAGATTCATTCGACAGCGGCATGGGGGGGCGCAACACTGGCTCACCATCTTCGTCGCTTGGCATTTGGCTAACCGACAGCCCAGCGGTCGCTGACGATTACGCAGCTTATGCGGGCAAGCGTCTTGTTGCAGACACCAAAACGCATGAGGCAGCGGTAGAGGCTGCACGGAAAAACGCAGAGCGTCTAGAGCGTGCAGCGCAGCGCAACGGCAACTGGGATGCCTATGAAGCCGCGATGGCCAAATGGGAGGAATTAGAAACAGGAGCGTTGCAGGCCGACGATTTGACCGGACAGAATGTCATGCCGGTTTACACTCGCCTGACCAATCCCAAGGTCGTAGACTTTGGCGGAAACCCTGCGCAAGAGCCCGCATTCAGCGAAATGGTGAAAGCCGCTAAGGCTGCGGGGCATGACGGCGTCATCTTCAAAAATCTTGATGACAGCCCGTCTGGGCTGGGCAAGCCAGCAACGCACTATGTCGTCTTTGATCCAAAGAATGTCCGAGGCAAATTCGCCTCCTTCGACCCCTCTCAATCAGGAAGCAGCAAGCTTCTGGCGCAGACAGGAGACACCAAGGATCGCACGGTCCCGCCCCCAAACCTGCCGCCGATGCGCCTCAACCTTCAGGCTGTACGCGAGGAATACGGCGAGGACGCCCTTGCCAGCCTGCCGCCGGAAGTCGTCGCCTACAGCGCACAGGCGACCGATCTAGACCAGTTCGTGCAGATCGCCGTCGATGTCCGCAAGACGCTCCAGAAGAAGCGGCCGAAGTCGCTGTGGAAGTTCCTCGCCACTCGCAGGGTTGTCGGCAGCGGCAATGACAAGCTGGCGTTCTCGGGCATCCGGGACGAGGGCGGCGAACTCCTCAAGATCATTGGCGAGAAGAAAGCGGCGCCTGGCCTGATCGCGGACGAGATACGGGACAGCAAGCGGGTCCGCAGCTATACCATCGAGCACGCGGCGGAGGCGGCTTGGGCGGAAGGATATTTCACTGGGCCATCGCCGCCGACACCGGCCGAATTTCTCGACGCCCTGCGCAACGATGTCGACGGAACGGCGGTCAGCTATGCCGCTGATGATATCGCTGCGGTACAGGAGCGGGAGGCCGCGGAACAGTGGCAGGCGTGGTTCGATGAGAACGGCGTCGACATCACGGGCGATCCGATGTTTGGTCTGCGCGACCAGCTCGCCCAGGTTCTGTCGGGCCAGCAGGAAGGCGCGATCAGCCCAGATGAGGCGGCGCCATTTTTCAAGATGCCGGATGGCAATGCGCTTCTGCAGGGCCTGAAGGAAGGCCCGAAACGCAACCAGCTTATCCGCGAAGAAGTCCGTCGCCGCATGATCGCCACGCATGGCGACATCTTCAACGATGGCACGATCATGCGCGAGGCCGAGAAATTCGCGCGTAATGAGATTGCGGAACGGCAGATCGAGGTCGAGCTTGAGGCGCTGTCGCGTGCAACAGGCCAGCAGGCAGCGGCTAATCTCGCAAAGCAGCAGGCCATTGAGAACCTTCGCTCGAAACAGGTCCGTGAGGTGCTTAACTACAACCAGTGGCTGACGCTGGAACAGCGCTGGGGCAAGAAAGCGCTGGAGGCGGCGAACAAGGGCGACTTCGAGGAAGCCGCAAGGTTCAAGAAATACCAGCTGCTCAACATGGCGATGTTCCGCGAAGGCCGGAAGATAGCCGAACAGATCGAGGCGACCCGGAAGCATCTGCTGGACTATGGCTCCAAGACCAAGCAGCAGCGCCTGTTCCATGCCGGCCGCGACTATGCCGAGCAGATGAACGGGCTTCTGTCGGATTATCAGTTCCGCAACGAAAGCCGGAAGGGCGAGAGCAAGCGCGCAGCAAGAGCCCAATGGCTGCAAGGCCAGATGGCCGGGCTGGACCCGTTCGCAGCCTATAACGATCCGACCAAATCACCGACCGAGCAGATGGCGGAATCCCAAGCGGCGATCGATAAATCCCGCACGCTGGCTGATCTTGCCGAAGGCGTCGATGCCAAGAACTACAAGTCCCTGACCGTGGAAGAACTGATGGGCGTCAAGGGCGAGGCCGACATGATCTGGCGTCTTGCCACGCTCAAGGATCGGCTGATCAAGGAAGGCGAGCGCCGCAGGTTGTCACTGGCCGCTGATGACATCGCGGCCGAGATCGAGACGAACCAGCCGAAGCGCCTTCCCCGTGAACCCATCGAATCCGATACGCTGCCGGCCAAGACCAAGCGCGGCGTCCTCAAATACTTCGCCATGCACCGGACGCTGCAATCCCTTGCGCGCCAATTCGCAGGCGACAAGGATGGCGGGCAGTTCTGGAACTACATTGTCCGGCCGCTCAATGAGGGCTATGCGCGTCTTGCGCTGCTCCGCAAACAGATGGGCAAGGATCTGGAGAAGCTGTTCGGCGTTTACACGAAGCAGGAGCGAGCCAGGTTCTTCAAGGAGCGCATCCACTTCACCAGCCTCGGCGTCAGCCTTACCAAGCAGGGCAGGCTGGCCGTCGCGCTCAACTGGGGCAACGAAAAGAACCGCCAGCGCCTCATGGACTCGACCGGCTGGGATGAAGCTGGCATCCAGTCTGTGCTGGATACGCTCGACAAAAGGGATTGGGACTTCGTTCAGTCGGTATGGGACTATCTCGACACCTGGTTCCCGGAAACGAACAAGGTGCATGAGGCAGTCCACGGTGTGCCGATGGACAAGGTCCAGCCACTCGCCATTGCGACCCGCTTCGGCGCCTACAAGGGCGGCTATTACCCGATCATGTTCGACCAGGAGCTTTCCTCGAAAGCAGGTCAGCGCGCGGTTGAAGCTGAAACCAAAGGCGCTGTTCCCCGTGTTGGCGACCGGACCCAGCCCGGCTTCGGCAAGAAGCGCGTCGAAGGCAGGGTCACGCTTCCGCTTCGTCTCTCTGTCATCGACGTGGTGTCGAAGCATCTAGATCAGGTTGCAACGTCGATTGCAACGGAGGAGGCATTCTTCGATGCTGGCCGTCTGCTGAAACAGAAGACGGTCGAGGACGCCATTGTCCAGCGCCATGGCCGGCAGGTCTATAACACCATCATCAATACTGTGGTCACCGCCAAGTTTGGGCTCGAAGGCGCAAGTGGTATTCTCAACCATCTTCGCAACGGCGCCACGGTTGTTGGCCTCGGTTGGAAAGTGGCAACGGCGGCACTTCAGCCGCTCGGCGTCAGCAACTCTATCGTGCGTGTCGGCGGCTACTGGATGGTCAAGGGCTATGCCGCCATGGGTACGGACGCCGTCATGATCAAGCGTCGCGCCACATGGGTGACGGAACGCTCGGATTTCATGAAGAGCCGCAGGCAGTCACAGAGCCCGGAACTTTCGGCCCTGCGCGCTTCGATGCGCAAGGGTGTGACGCCGAAATGGGTGACGGACAACCTCTTCGCCCTGATGTCGAATGTTCAGTTCTACTCGGTCGATGTTCCGACCTGGTATGGCGGGTTCTTCAAGGCCAAGGCTGCCGGCATGTCGGACGCCGACGCCGTTGCTGAAGCCGATCAGGCTGTTATCGATGCGCAGGGCGGCGGCGAGATCCACCAGACCGCTGCGGTGCAGACTGGGGCAGGAACGCGCTACAGCGCCGCGCTGCGGCTGCTGACGAATTTTATGAGCTATATGGTCACGACTTACAATCTCGCGACCCAGCGTGCGCGCAACGCCAACAGCATTCCGAAGGTGGCGGCGCTTAGTCTCGATATGGTCCTGCTGCTAGCTATCCCTGTCGCTGGCAAGATGGCGCTTGATGCGTGGACCAAGGGTGGCGGCGGTGGAGACGATGACGATCCGCTGTGGGAGAAATATGGGCGCGAGCAGGCAGCATTCCTGATGAGTCCATTCGTGGGCTTGTCGCAGATTGCGGGCGCCTCGCGTGGTGACGAAGCTTTTTCCTATCGCGGCCCGGCTGGACTTGGCATTTTCGCTGAAGCTACAAACGCTGCAAAGGCTGCGGCCGAACTTGACTTTGACGAGAGTTTTTGGCGACCAGCGAACAGAGTGGCCGGTATGTTTCTTCACTACCCAGCCGCCCAACTCGACGCCACGATCCGCGGCGCGTGGGCTCTTTGGAATGGCGAGACGGACAATCCCGGCGCCATTTTCTTTGGACCTCCGCCCGCGAACTAACGAAACGCCTTCAACACAAATCCGAGCAGCATGAGCAATACCGGGATCGTCAACACGACCGCGGTCCCGAACAGCAATTGCCGGACAACCGTTCCGGCTGACCGTCGACTGGCCCGTTTCAAGCCGGCCCGATAATCCCGATACGCATCTGAACTGAGATCGTCTTCCGACATTGGCCCCTCGGCAGCAGGACGGGGCAAGTCCTAACCGCATTCCTCGCAATCCGCGAGTCCTTCAACCCCGCTTCATCGCGAGGAACGAGAGCTAATGACCGTCGACGCAAACGATCGCCTGAGCGGCCCACATCTAGGCAATGACGTCACCACGGCGTTCGCATATAATTGGTATATCCTCGCCAATACCGAGCTTCGCGTCATCCTTCGCGATGAAGACGGTGAAGACGTCACGCAGACGCTGACGACGCACTACACCGTGAGCGGCGTTGGCTCTGACAGCGGCGGCAACGTCACCTTCGTCACCGCGCCTCCGACCGGCTCCAAGGTCATCATCGAGGGCGTCACACCAAAGACTCAGACGGTCGACTACGAGAACAACGACCGCTTTCCCTATACCTCCCATCAGGCCGGGATGGACAAGATCGAGCGGCAGATCCAGGAGTTGCAGCGGGACGCTGATCGATCGGTCAAGTTTCCACACGGCGAGACGACATATCGCCTCCCTGTAAAGCCGACTAGCGAAACAAAACTTCTCGGTCGCGCCACGACTGGAGAACTAGTCCACGTCGACATTGCAGATGTCAGCGAAACTGCTCTGGCCCTGGGTGGCGGCTGGCTGGACCTGCTTGGGCAGGACTCGTCAACCACGCTGGACGATCTTGAAGGCATCCGGGTCAAGGCGACTTATGCTGACCTGACGTCCATGCCGGAGGGGGAGTTCTCAGCTGGCGATATCATCTGCGTGTATGGACGTACTACAACCAATGACGGAGCTTTCGGGTTCTGGCTCGTGGTGGCTGGAACTGCCATTACCGCAAATGGCGGTACGGTCCTCACGCATGACACGCTCTCGTTCCAGTTTGTCCGGCAACACGATGGCTACGTCTTCATCGAGGCCTTCGGAGGGAAGGCGGATACCAACGTCACCGATAATGCTCTGGCGGTGAACAGGTGGGCGGATGGCGTGGCAGCTGGGTACACACCGTCCCATCTCATCTTCCGGCAAGGCGCCTATGGATTTCTGACCGAGCCGGACGATCTTGAGGATCTGGGGCCGCTCAAGATCAGCGGATCGGCGGCGTGGCTCAAGACAGCGCTGCGCCAATACTACAGCCCGACCGACAAGACGAACGCCATTTTCTGCTTCAAGGGTAACTCTGCTGGTTCACAGGTCGAAAATCTGTCGATCATGACGGCGGATGGATACAAGGGCGGTTCGGCCATCCGCTTTGTGGCAACGTCCAGCTACGCGCCGTCCGGCTTCCGTTTGAAGAACGTCCAGATCACGACGCTGAGCGCGAAGACGGTCAAGTCCATTACGTCAGTGACAAACAACAATCCAGGCGTCTTCACCAGCGCCGGCCATGGCCTCTCGAACGGAGCGGTGGTCAGCCTTTCGAGCGTGAGTGGCGGAACCTTCTGGCAGTACGAGCACAAGTCCTTCTCAATCTCTGACGTGACCACTGATACCTTCACGCTGACCGATCGCGACACATCGACAAAGCTGGACACAACGTCGCTGGGATCGTGGTCGTCGGGCTATGTGATTGAATGCGACGCTTTTGAATACCCGATCAGCATTGACGGAACCGCGAAATCAACCGGCGCCATCGGCATTCGTGTCAACGTCATCGAAGACTGCGAACTCTTCGGCGGTCGTCGCGGGGTTCTTGAAGCGCTTGGCGTCGAGACACTAATAATTTCCAAGATTTCGGTGTTCTCGGCCAATCGCAATTGGGCAATAGTGATCGGCGGAACTGCTGGCGTTCCGAGCGACCAGATCACCATCGACGGGTCTGGAATCGGCTCGCTGATCATGGATCGCGTGTCTACGGTGAATGTCCTTTGCGATATCGGCGGGCATGTCGTCGATACCGCCAATACATCGTATTTCCACCACCACCTTGGTCAGCGTCAGGGCGAAGCGACGACGAATGGATTGACTGGGACCTATGGCAGGAACTTTGGCCAGCTCACAGGCAACCAGACGTTCGAGTTTCTGGCAGTGGATTCCTTGACCGGCACTCCGGCCAACAAGACGTTCAACAACACCTACGCCGCTGCGCCGCGCTGCTTCGCGCAAAGGAACTCGACCGTTCTGGGCACTGTCACCACAACGAATGTACCGGTTTCAAACGCCAGTTTCAGCACGGACACTATTCTCGTTATCGGAGAACTCGCATGATCAGGCGTGAGCGTCAGTCTGTTCGTCCGGACCATATGGTTATTGCCATTCGGGATGACGGCCTGGTGGAGATGTTGCCGAAAAACTGGACGGCGCCGGCATCGGACCGCCTGCTTGGCCTTCGTGAAGCCGTGGCGCGCTGGCCTGCAGAAATGGAGCCCTCGCGGTGGGCTGTTGAAGAAGTTCCTCACGTCCCATTTCCGCCCAATCATTTTGTCATGCGCAAGGATGGCGCCTTCATCTTCACGCCTGTTGTCCAGCCGCCCCGTCAGCTTGCCCCGCTTAATATCGATGATGTACTGGAACTGATCGGGCATTTCTCGGGCGTGGATGACGATCAGCGCGAAGCCCTCCAGAAAGAAAACGCAGCCCTCAAGACCAAGCCTCTCCCCTATCCAGACGAAGGAGAGGCCCAGCCGCTACCGCCCAATCCAGCAGAAACGAAGCTGTCGGAGTATGGGGAGGTTGGCGATCCGGTCGAGGAAGAGATCACCACGGAACATCTTCTGGATGCGATGCGGGCGAATGCGGATGCGGCTGGCGAGGCGATCGGCAAGCTGTCCAGCGAGAAGCGCAGGCGTTTCACCGAACTCCTGAACATCGAACTGGCCGAGCTTCAGCAGCTGCACGGGGCTGCCGGCGAGAACCTGTCCCGTGAATCCGAAATCGAGAAACTTCTAGGGCTGTTCGCGCGCGTTGGCGAGATGTGAGCAATGATCGGGGCTGGGAATGACCGAAATTCTACTGCGCGACCGGCTGGAGCTGGAGAAGCAGCGCGACAAGCTTGCCGAGGTCAATCGGATCGCGTCGATCGAATCCGCAGTGGCGGTCATCCGGACCATCATCGATGCGCACCTCAAGACCTACGCCGAAACCGGTATCAGCGCCGAGGACCTGAAGGCGCTCAAGCAGGAAATGGAGGCCGAATTGAACCAGCAAATGCGTGAGATCGTCGGTGAGTTCAAGTCCATCCTGACCGCGGAACAGTTGGCGCAGAGCAATGCGCTTCTCAAGGCGAACGCTGAAACGCGCAAGGAAATCCTCCGCTACGGCATCGGCTTCGCACTGACCATCATCAGTGCGCTGGTGATCTTCTACCTGACGCGAAACGGCTAGGGCTGGGCACATGACGAAATTCCTGAACGCCTTCCTCGAACTGAAAAACGAGGACGAGGGCACGAAGAAGTTCACGCTTCTCGCAGTCGTTATCCTGACGACTGGCCTCGCGTTTCTCAGCATCAGCGGAGCC